GAAAAGAAAAAGAAAAGCACCCGTTAAGGTGCTTGTTCTTGCTAGGACAGCTTACCCAACTCAAGCTTGTTCTTGATTTGGAAGTTGTCATAGCCTTTGTCATTCTGTTCCTTCTGAACAGTTATGACATAGCAACGGCCGTTCTCAAGGCCGCAGGCTTTGGCATAGTTCTTATGCCAATTGATGAACTCTGGAACAGATTCATCAGCGGGCATATTGAGAACTTGTGCGGAACGCTGGTTATCAAATTTTGAAGAATTGAAAACTTTGACTAACAATGTATACATAAGAATTAATTTTATTGATTCTTTGTAAGTTTAGGGTTCGTAGGTTCTGCAAGCAAGAAACTTTTTCCACAGGACAAAAAAAGTTTTTTGCGCAGCAGAAAAAAAGTTTGTGTGCCAAAGCAAGGGGGGTACCCACCGCAGCTGGCATGGGGCGGGGGTTGTTACTATAGGACCCTACAAAATGTCTAATACACTATTTTTACACTACCGTAAATTAATTTTGCTATATTTGTTGAAAACCAGAAAAATTATGACAAGCAAATTTATTTTAAGAGGTAATAGGGTTATGTTAGATAAACCTGTTAAAAAAGAGAAAGAAGAAGGTAAGTTAGATCTTATACTTACTGATGAAATGGAAAAGGAAGCAGAGCAAGATGCTATGAAGGAGTGGACTCATCTTAATGTATTTGCTGTAGGACAAGATGTTACTGATATAAAGTCTGGAGATAAGGTGTATGTCCGAACTCATGCTCTTCATAATGCTGAGATTATTGATATGAATGGGGATCTGAAAATGATGGTTACCGTTCATGATATTGTAATGGTGTGGCAATAAAGGATTATGGTGGGTGTAAAAATATTAATGGGATTTACAGGTATTATAGCTTTGATAATAATACTTAGTTTTTCTTCGGCATTCTTACAAGAGCATCATGATCATATAACTAATGAAAAAGTTTCACCTACAAAAGAAGATATAGTAATAGGATCTACTGGATTTATTTTAGCGGGTTTCTTGATATACCTCCTAATCAAACTTATTTTTATGAACTAATCTAGTTATCCAGTCTTCCAATTTCTCTGGCTAGATCAGTTATGCCCTTAGTTTTTTACTAGGGGCTTTTTTATATCAAATATTTTTACTATATTATAACTGTATATTTATTAAAAAAAGAAACAAATGGCAACATCATTAAAAAGATCCAGCATCTTAACAACGTTTGCGTCTAAGAGAACGCAACTTTGGCAATATTTAAACACAAGTATTGATAGCTTCCTTAAAGATATAGGCGTAAGAACTGACTCTGAGCTAATTCCAGGAACTTTATTTGACAATCCTTGTTCATTGCGTAAATGTGAAAATGAAACTATAACTTCTGGAGGACAGGTTTTTCAAGTATATGAGCTTAAAGGTGTTCAGCAACAAATGACATCTTCTGAAACTGCGCCAGGAAGTGGTGTTTATGAAATAATTGAGGACTTTGGAACAGTAAATATTTCTGTAGGACCAATGCTTATTACAGAAAATAAAAGTGTAGTAGTAGCAGATAATAGTGGAGCACTAGGTGGAGGATTTGAACATAGTCCTATTGTATCAGGAGCTTATGTAGATAATTTAATTGCTGGTGGTACGGATCAGATTGAGATTATGTATTTGCAACAAGCTGAATTTGGTACAGTAGAAAATCAAGCTATATCTGTACAAGGACTTGCTACTTTTCCAGCAGCTGGCGAGTTGTATGTATGTATTAAGTTTATGTGTCAAGCAGATGCAACCGTTACTATAGAGAGAATATAAAATTTTATTAAAACAAAGAAAAATGGCAGAATTAAAAGAAGCATTAATATTAACTAATGATAAATCAACGCTTTTAAAAGAAGTAGAAGGTCAATTAACAGTTGAACATATGTATGCAGGTGAGTCAGTATTTACTAAAGTAGTAGATGAGGCAATTAGAGGAGACTATAGAACTGCAAGTGGAATGTTCCCAGGAGCTCCTACAGGTAAAGAGATTGAAAAAGAAAGAATTCAGTTTAAACCAGATTTAAGCAAATATCCTTTTTATATAGCTAGAACAAGAGTTTACGAGATTCAAGCTAGAAGAAGTTTTGATAAAAAGTTTGCGATAGGTGAGAAAAAGCTTACTGCTACAGACAAAAAGGTCTTAAAAGAGCAGAGAAAAGTTGAAGCAAAAAACATTCTATTAGATAAACTTAGCAGACGTAATGCTAAAAATGCAGAAGCGGCTAAAGCATCGGCTAAATAATAGTAGTTATGCCTAGAAAGTTTATACCAGAGTCACCAGATCCTTTTTTAAAATCAGGAGAAGATATGGCTCCTGCTAAATTTGGGCATCTTAATGAGATATTAAGAATGACTCAAAGAGAGTATGCGGATGATGCAGCTGCTATTGCAGCAGGTCTAAAAGTTGGTGAGTTATACAGCAGACCTAGTGGTGCTGTTCATGTAGTAAAACAATAAAAATGTCAATAGGAAATTTAAAAACAGATGGCGGCAAAGGTACTAATTGGCCTTGGCAATATAAAATGCTTAAGGGCTTACAAGGTATTATAGATGCCATAGCTGCTACATCAGGTGGGACTACTCCTTCAACACCTATAATAGAGAGGGTAAGTTCTGTAACCGCGCCTCCAGCTGCTAATGTAATTACAGATAGTATAAAATCTATTTCTTTTCATAATGCGCACGCTACAGCAACAGCAAAAGTTCTTGGAGAAGATCTTAAACCTGGAGAAACAATAAACTTTGATGCAGGAGGTAATGATCATAAATTTGCAGCTTCTGCATTTAACTATGATCCTGACCCAACATCAAATGCAGGAGACTTATTAATAATTTATGTAAAATAAATAATTAAAAATATGTCTACTAAAATAAATAGAAATTTACCTAACAATGCGTATCAGGCGGCTGTAAATGCAGATAGTCCTTCAGCTATAAATCCATATGCAACTATAGATGATTTACCTACTTCAGGTGCAAGTAATCAATTAATATCAGGAGGAGCCATTTATTCTGGAACAGGAATGGTTTTTGATGTAAGCGCTTTAGTATACCTTATAGGAGGAATTGAATATACTAGTGCAGAAACTTCTGTAACACTTGCTATTGGGGACGCAACTAATCCTAGATTTGATGCTATTGTAGTTGATGAAAGTGAGGTTGTTTCTGTAATACAAGGAACGCCCGCATCTGATCCTATAACTCCATCTATTGGTGTAGATCAAGTTTTAGTTCAATATGTTCTTATAGGTATAGGAGCAACTACTCCTGACATAACTACTGAACTTATTTATCAAGATTTTGCTCCTGTTTATTGGGTTAGAGGAAGTGCTGGAATAAATAACATAACAGATTTTAATTCATCTACACCTACACCACCTCAAGGTAGTTCATGCATATTAACTAGTATAGGGCAATATGGTAAAAGAAGAGGTGTTAGTTTTAGTACAGCTAGTCCAGTAAGTAGAAGTGAGTATGTTCAATTAAGTTTTAGAGTAAACTTTCCTCAAAGCTTAGTAGATCAAGGTGTGCCTTATTTTAAAGTATGGATGTTTGGAGATAATACTCCTGGAGATGGTCCTCAATTAGGATCAGTAGAACTTACTAATTATTGTGATGCATCTTTAGCAGATACATGGCAATTGGTTAGTATACCAACATCTTTTTTTGTTGATTCTCCAGATGTAGATACAATTGCATATTTAAATTTTTCAGTTTGGAGAGGAAGTCAGTTTAACCCACCAAGTCTTGTAATTCCATCTGTTGAGTTTGCCTTAGATGATATTAAATTACAAACAGGTATTGCTCCTCCAGTAGATAATACATTTACTATAGATGTATTAAATCGTAGTACAGTAGTGGGATCTACATCAAGGCTTAATTTTGTCCCTACGCAAGGTCATACTAATAGAATAGTAGATAATCCTACTTCTAATGACATTGCTCTCCAGCTTAATGTAGCTGGTGTAGATAGTCAAGTAACTGCAGGTGCTACTTTAAATATAAATGCTGATAGCACATCAATGGTAACAATAGATGCCCAAGATGTAAGCTTTATTATTGATAGTCCTACAGGAAATCCAGTAAATGGTCAAAAGCTTTTATTTAGAATGCTTGATGATGGAAACGCAAGTTTAGTTAAAAATATTACATGGAGTGCAATATATGAACCTATAGGTGTGACTTTACCAACCAATTTAACTGCTAGCAAACTTTTATATGTTGGTTGTATTTACAATAGCAATTCAGGTAAATGGAATGTAATAGCAGTAACAGAAGAAGCGTAATATGATAATTATTTCAAAAATAGAGTTAGAAGGTACAGATAATCTAAAGTACACTGATGTAGGATATACAGAAGACCCTGCGGTAGCAATTCAGATCAATGAAGATTATGATACTAGTCTGGGAAAATTTTTAGCAGAAAATAGAACTAAGTTGACGCTAAACCAGGCGTCTGTAAGTACATTTTTTGAAACTACTGAATTTGTATATGAAGCACGAACTGAAGTTGATATGATAGATGGTTTGAGTTTACCTATAATAACAAATATAAATGAATTATAATGGTACCTGTATCTGGAAATAATTTACAAGCTAATCCAACACCAGGAGCAAGTTCTGTAAGTCAACAATTTTCAAATATTTTTATGGTGCCACCTACAACGACAGGAAATGAAACTGTTGTAGTTCAAGCAACAATGTCAAACGCTAATGGCAGGACTTTTACTGGTGCAACTTATGGCGGTCAAACAATGACTGAAGTATATCAGCAAAACAGATCTGGATTAAGTCAAAGAATGGTTTGTTATGCTTTAAATCAGGCACCCACAGGAAGTAACACTTTAACTATTACTTTTAATGGAAATCAATTTAATCCAATTAGCATTGCTATAAAAAGTTTTGGAGATTGTGGTGGTGTCGGAAATACACTTAGAACAGGCGCTCAAAATACACCTCACAATGGAATACTTACTATACAAGATGAATCTTTTGTAATGATGACTTCATGTTCTGTAAATCAAATTTTAACGCAACAAATACCAACTGGAAGCAATAGATTTTTTAGTCAGCATAATACAAATAGACAAGTTGCTGCGGGTGCTTTAGGTGCTCCAACTGCAACAGGCTTTCCTGCTGGTGATCTCGATTTACAAGCAACATCTACATTTGGAACTTTAACTTTAGACAGGGTAGAAATAAAAGGTCTTTCTACAGCACCTTTAAATGAAGGTAACTTTTTTAAGTTGTTTATTTAAATAAAAAATAAACACTATATTAGAACGTCTCTCCTCAGAAAAAATAAAATTATGAAGTTAATTAAACACGCTGATAATATTCATGAACTTAAGCTAGGGGGTAGTAAAGCACGTATTGCAATGTTTTCAGATTTACACTGGGATAATCCAAAATGTGATTGGAAACTATTAAAAAAAGATTTAGACTATTGTGTAAAAGAATCTATTCCTATTCATATTAATGGAGACATGTTTTGTTTAATGCAAGGTAGAGGTGATAACAGAAGAAATAAATCAGATATTAGACCAGAACACAATAATGCTAAGTATTTAGATAGCATTGTAGAAACAGCTGTAGAATGGTGGTCACCATATGCTCATTTAATGACAGTTATAGGTTATGGTAATCACGAGACAGCTATTATTAAATTTCAAGAAACTGATATACTAGCTAGATTTGTAAAGCTGCTTAATCTTAAAAATGATTCTAATGTTATGACTGGTGGCTATGGTGGTTGGTTTATTGTAAATCAAGTAGTAAGAGCTAAACCAACTACAAAAGATTCTACAAGATCTATTAAAATAAAATACTTTCATGGATCAGGTGGAGGCGGTATTGTAACCAAAGGAGCTTTAAATCTTACAAGAGCTTTAGAAAAGTATGAAGACTTTGATGTATTTACCATGGGTCATATACACGAAAATGCTGCAAGAAATGATGTTAGAGATGTTTGCACACAAGGAGGAAGTACCTACAGACATGTGCAAAAACAACTTCATATGATGATTACAGGAACATATAAAGAAGAATATGGTGCTGGAAGTAAAGGGTGGCATGTAGAACGTGGCGCACCTATCAAACCTACAGGAGGTCGTATTCTAAATATAGAGTATAGGCGTACTATTACTAAAGATAAAGGTGACTTTCATTTATGTCAAGTAGACTCCCATAAATTCCCTATTTAAACCTACGTATTTACTGGTATATTTAAATTTTTTTTGTATATTATAGATATATGTTTATTATTTATACAAGAGAGAATGGATGTTTCAGGTTTACAAATAGGTTTTGATGCTTTTATAGCATTATTAGTATCATTAACAGGCGCTTTAGGTGTATGGCATACTTTGAAAGGAAAGGTGACTATACAACAACTAACATTAGATAATCTTTCTAAAGATCTAGATGAAATGAAAAGTATCAAGAAAGAGATTACTGAAAGAGTTCATAAAAGAATTGATGATCTAAAAACTAAAGTTGAGTCCAATCGCGAAAAGCAAGAACAATCTATTTCTCAACTTAGAGAAGACATGGCTAAAATGAAAATAGAGATCATTGAAGCCATTCACGGAATTAAAAGTAAATGATAAGAATTTTTTCTGCATTAATAATATTAGGCTTATTTGCCTGTACTCCTCAACGGAGGTTTACCAGGTTAATAAATAAACATCCTCATTTGCTTACTACAGATACTTTAACTATACATGATACAGTCAAAGTAGAAGTACCAAAAGTGGTACATGATACGCTTATTAGTCAGCACTTTTTTACTCAAATAACTAGAGATACTCTAGTTCTACAGAAAGAAAGACTTACTGTTAAAATATTTCATGATACTATTAAACAAAATGTATATATAAGAGGTGAGTGTGATACTATCACGGTAGAAAAAATAGTAGAAAGAAAAATACCAATTAAGTATTATGAAAAAACTCCACTTTGGAAAAAGATATTTAACTGGTTAATGATAGCTGTAGTGCTTTATGGAGCTTACAGGTTATTTTTATTTTTAAAAAAAAGATTACTATGAAAACGTTTTTTAAAGAATTATTAAGTGATGAAACAGGAAACTATTCATCTAAAAGATTAGGGGGATTGCTATGTGTATTAGCACTAGTAACTTCTTTAGTAGCAAATACATTTACTCACGGTGATATTAGACCAGCTGAGTATCTAGTAGATGCTGTAGCATTATTTGCATTTGGGTCACTAGGATTAACTTCTATTGATAAATTAACACGAATTAGAAACAAAAAATAAAATGGGGTAACTCCGCTACTTTTATTCTTATACTTTGCAGCTTTCTTTGTAATGCCTGCTATAATTAGAGCGCTATGGAAAAAATTATAACATGTCCTCATTGTAAAACAGAGTTTGATATGTCTATTACACAACATCAAGCAGGATCAAAGTATCTTTGGATACTTGATAATGGTCATGGTGGTATAGTGGATGGTGTATATCAAACTCCTGGTAAAAGATCTCCTGTATGGCCAGATGGTACTCAGCTATTTGAAGGTGAGTTTAATCGTGCCATAGTAGATAGATTAATGAAAAAGTGTGAAGCTAATGGTATAGATGCTATTAATCTAGTAGATACTCCAAATGATATTAGCTTATCAGAAAGAGTAAACACAGCTAATAGATTAGCTAAGTCTTCTGAAAAACCTTGCATATATGTGAGCGTACATGCAAATGGATATACTGAAGAGTCTGCAAATGGATGGTGTGTGTATACTTCGCCAGGTACAACTAAATCTGATGGTATTGCAACAATACTATTTGAAAAAGCTGCACGGGAGTTTAAGGGAGAGTATATGAGATCTGATACATATAGAGATGGTGATGTAGATCAGGAGGCTAAATTTACAGTACTAATGGATACTAATATGCCTGCAATACTTTCTGAAAACTTTTTTATGACTAATTCAGATAACTGTCACAAGTATCTTTTATCCGAAGAAGGTAGAGATAGAATAGCTAAAATACACTTTCAAATGATACAACAAGTAGAAGCTGAAGGTACAGTATAAATTTTTTGTTTTGTAATGTGTGAATTAAAGAACCTAGGTTTAATTATCTAGGTTTTTTTATTTAAACTACAGAAGTTTAAACTTTATTTGTATATTTGATTAAATAAAAATTTAAACCAATGGAAAATCCAGAAAATTTATCAGCTGAAGAGCTAGATCAAAGAAAAGAAGAAATGAAAGAATTTTATGATTCTTCTATTCCTTATTTAGAATCACAACTTAAATATGAACAACTTCTAACTGATGTGGAAGAGGCTAGATTTAAAAGAGCAAACTTTGCATATCAATGGCAAATGCTAATGGCTAGTACGCAACCACCAGAAGGTTCAGATGAGGATGTAGATAAGCCAAAATCTAAACCAACTCAAGATAAAAAACCACTAAAAAGAAGTAAACTTAAAAGAACCTAAAATGGCTGTTGTTAATCAAGTTCAAAAAAAAGTTAAGATTGATAAATGGGATATTGTTAAGTATCAAATATTAACACACTGCTATCTTAATAAGATTATATTAAGTAATGCTGATCTTGAATGTTTAACATTATTATCTTTTAATCAACCAATTGAACTTAGTAATTTTTGCTCAGATGCGTCCTCTGAACCAGAGGACAGCATCTTTAAATCACCCCAATCTGTTAGAAATTCCTTAAATAAATCTGAAAAAAATAAACTTATAATTAAAGATCCAAATAATAAAAAATTAATATTACTTAACCCTAAATTAAATATTCAAACTAAAGGTACTATATTATTAGATTATAAATTTCTTGCTTATGAATCCAAAAAAAGTTAAGATTTTTATTGATGAGATTAGTAATAAGTTAAAAGAAGATTCTAATTTAATTGAAGCACTTATAGATTTTTATTATAAAGAATGTAGATCGGCTTTAAGTAATCTAGAATATACAAGATTAAATATAGAGGGTTTAGGTCATTTTGTTTCAAAAGCTAATTATATAAGAAAATCTATTGATAAATATAAAAAAGTTTTAAAAAATCATGATACTTCTACATTCTCAGCTTATTATAATAAAAAAACTATAGAAGATAAATTACAACTACTTATTAAATTAATGGAACTACACAATTTAGAAGAAGAAAGAAAGACAACTTATAAAAAGATTAAAAATGAATTTAAAGAAAATATGGGAAAACAGAAAACAGATTTATGAAGGTATTAAAAATGCAGTAATTAGAGATGAGTTTGTAGAAGATGTTGCCTTAAAAAGAATGTCTTTATGCAAAGAGTGTATAGAAATAGATCTTAAAGGAACAAAATGTGAGATGCCTGGTACACAACCTTGTTGTGGTAATTGTGGATGTTCACTTGCATTTAAAACAAGAGCTTTATCATCAGCATGTCCAATAGGAGAATGGCCTGCACTAATGACAGAATCAGAAGAAGATATATTAGATCAACTAACAGATTAATTATGAATTTATTATTTAATGAAAAAGATCATAGTTACCATAGTATAGACAAGTCAGATATAAAATGGACTAGTGTAACTACAGTGATTTCAAAACTTAAGAAACCTTTTGATGCAAAAAAAGTTGCCAATAAGGTTAGTAAAAATAAAAAGTCAAAATGGTATAATTTAGAACCAAAAGAGATTATTAAAATTTGGAATAAAGAATCTAAACGTGCTACAGATTTAGGAACATTTTATCATAATCAAAGAGAAGCTGATTTATGTTCGCTTTCTTCTATGGAAAAAGAAGGTGTTGTAATACCTGTAATACCACCTCAACCATTAAAGGATGGTAAAAAATTATCCTCAACCCAAAAGTTAGATCCAGGAATTTACCCTGAACATATGGTTTATTTAAAGTCTGCTGGTATATGTGGTCAAGCAGATCTTGTTGAAGTTATAAATAATAAAGTTCATATTATTGATTATAAGACCAATAAAGAAATTAAAAAAGAATCTTATAAAAACTGGGAAGGTATAAGTGAGAAAATGAGTTCTCCAGTTACTAACTTGGATGATTGTAACTTTAACCATTATAGTTTACAGCTCAGTATTTATATGTATATTATATTAAAGCATAATCCTAAATTAAAGCCAGGAAATATATTTATATATCATGTTGAGTTTGAAAAAGAAGGTGAAGATAAATATGGATATCCTATTACAAAAACTAATTCATCAGGTGATCCTATTGTATCAAAAGTTAACATACTCCCTGTAGATTATTTAATTGATGAAGTGCACGCAATACTACACTACTTAAAAAACTAATAAAATGTTAATTAGACTATTTGATATTGAAAATGATACTGTAATTCCTACTGAACATTGTTATACTTTAAAATCTTTAAAAGATATAATGGAAAAGTTTCCTGATGATTATTTAAAAATATATCAATATCTATTTTATATGACTTGCCCAAGTCCAGATCTTAATCCTTTTTTTCATACACCTGATATAGATAAAGAGTCTTTAATATTAGAGGAGATTGGAGCTGAGTTTTCTACAGAAGATGATGATGTTTACGCTGCTTTAAAATTTTGTCAGAGAATGTATGAAACACCTACATCCAGAGCATATAAAGGTATTGCAGCTATGTTAGATAGATTAGGGAGATATATGGAGACTACACCAATAGAACATGGCCGCGATGGTAATATAAATTCTATGGTAAATGCGGCTGCTAAATTTGAACAGATTAGATCTTCATTTAAAGGTGCATACAAAGACTTGCAAGAAGAACAACAATCTTCTGTAAGAGGTGGTTATGGTTTAGGATATGATCAATAATACAGAAATATATGAGGATATCCCAACTTGGGATAATGGTGTATGGACTACTACAGACTTTGATAGCAGAGAAGACTTTGCAGATTATATAAGAGTTTTATTTAAAGAACCTGGTCAGTATAATTTTGATAAAACTAGTTTACAATTTAATTCACAAGCAACTAAGTTTAAAGATACAGGTGTTTATTGCACATCAGCATTTAAATCAAAAGATTTTATTAAATACTGGGATGGTGAAAAAAAGAAATGTAGAAAGGGTGTAATATATAAATCTAAAAAAGGAACCTGGTATATAACCCGTGATTATTATATGTGGTTAAACTTTCTACCAATCTTTAATAAAGAAATACAACAATTTGGGTTTGCTGATATTAGGGATGCTCAGTATCATATGGCATTGTATGAGATGCTAGCAGAGTTAAACTATAAACATGTTGCTATACTAAAGAAACGTCAGATAGCATCATCTTACTATCATATGGCAAAGCTTATTAACCAGCAATGGTTTGAAGCTGGGGTGACATTAAAAATAGGCGCTAGTCTTAAAGATTATATCAATGAGAAAGGATCTTGGAAGTTTTTAGATGAATATGCAGCATTTCTAAATGAACATACTGCATGGTATAGACCTATGAACCCAAACAAAATAATGATGTGGCAACAAAAGATTGAGGTTAGAAAGGGTAATAGAAAAACTGAAGTAGGACTTAAAGGAACTATACAAGCAATGTCATTTGAAAAAGATCCAACAAATGGTGTAGGGGGTCCTGTTAAATACTTCTTTCATGAGGAAGCAGGTATTGCACCTAAAATGGATAAGACATATGAGTACATGAGACCAGCAATGAGATCTGGTCTTACTACTACAGGATTATTTATAGCAGCAGGATCCGTGGGTGATTTGTCACAATGTAACCCGCTTAAAGATATGATTCAGAATCCTACATCTAAAGATATTTATGCTGTAGAAACTGATTTAATAGATGATAAAGGTACTACTGGTTTGTCAGGTTTATTTATTCCTGAACAATGGTCTATGCCTCCACATATAGACCAGTATGGCAACTCTAAAGTAGAAAAAGCGCTTAAAGCTTTAGAACAACAATTTATAGATTGGAAAAAAGAGTTGGCTCCAGAAGATTATCAATTGAGAATATCTCAGCATCCAAGAAATATAAAAGAAGCATTTGACCATAGATCTATTTCTGTATTTCCTACACATCTGCTAGCTGCACAACAGCAAAGAATAGAAGATAAAACATATGGTTATGAGTTTATAGATTTGTATGAAGATGAAAATGGTAAGCTGCAATCTAAAAGGTCTAATAAACAACCTATAAAAGATTTTCCAATAAAAAAGAAAACAGAAAATAAAGAAGGTGTTTTGGTAGTTTGGGAAAGACCTGTAGACAATCCTTCTTTTGGGACTTACTATGCATCTATTGACCCTGTTTCAGAAGGTAAAACCACAACCTCAGAATCATTATGTTCTATTTATGTAATGAAAAATTCTGTAGAGGTAACAAAAGTTACTGGTATAGAAACGCAAACTTATATAGAACCAGCTAAAATAGTTGCTGCATGGTGCGGAAGGTTTGATGATATAAATAGAACACATGAAAGATTAGAACATATAATTGAGTGGTATAATGCGTGGACAGTTATAGAAAATAACATATCATTATTTATAAATTATATGATTCACAGAAAGAAGCAAAAGTATCTTGTACCTAAAAGTCAAATTATGTTTTTAAAAGATCTTGGTGCTAATGCTAATGTATTCCAAGAATATGGTTGGAAGAATACTGGTACATTATTTAAGGCTCATTTGTTGTCGTATACTATTGAGTTTACAAAAGAAGAGATAGATGTAGAAACAAAAGAGGATGGTACTATAGTTAGAAAAACATACGGGATAGAAAGAATTCCTGATCCCATGCTTATAAAAGAAATGAGAGAATATGCAGATGGGGTCAATGTGGATAGGCTCGTGTCTTTTGCAGCGCTTGTAGCATTTATGAGAATTCAAGAATCTAATAGAGGTTATAGAAAGAGAACTATCATGGATGATGATGCTAAAAAGTTGCAAAAGTCAGAAAATTTGTATAAATTAAAGAGTAGTCCGTTTAGACATATGGGTAGGAAAAGAAAGAGAATTAATGGTACATCTGTAAAAAGGTCTGCTTTCAAAAATATTAAATAGTAATTATGCAGGTATTTAATGCACTTCAATTAAAAAAAGGCGCTAAAGCTAAACAAGAAAGGATGGGTACTTTAACTCAACCTCTTCAGTTTCTACCTAAAAAAGATAAAACACAAGAATGGGCTGCTTGGAATTTAGACTGGCTTGAGTGGAATGGTCTTAAACAATTAAGACGAAACTCAAGAAGGCTAATGAAAAATTATAAGCTAGCAAAAGGTATTATTGATAGAACAGATTACATTATCGAAGATGATAATGAAATGAAAGATATTGTAGAAAATCTTTTAGATGATACTTCAAATGCTCTTGAGCTAAGATTTTATCCAATTATTCCTAATGTTGTAAATGTACTTGTTGCAGAGTTTGCAAAAAGATCTACTAAATTAACTTATAGAGCTGTTGATGAATTTTCATATAATGAAATGCTTGAACAGAAAAGAGCTGAGGTAGAAAAAACATTAATGGCAGATGCACAAGTTAAGATAATGGCCGCCATGGTTGCTCAAGGATTAGATCCTAACTCTCAAGAAGCACAACAACAAATGTCTTCAGATAATATCAAAAGCTTACCTGAAATAGAACAGTTCTTTAAGAAAGACTATAGATCTATGGTGGAACAGTGGGCTGAACATCAACATAAAGTAGATATTGAAAGATTTAGAATGGATGAGCTTGAAGAAAGAGGCTTTCGTGATATGTTAATTACAGATAGAGAGTTCTGGCATTTTCATATGATGGAAGATGATTATGATGTAGAGCTCTGGAATCCTGCATTAACTTTTTACCATAAATCTCCTGATACTAGATATATCTCAGATGGTCAGTGGGTTGGTAAAACAGATATGTATACAGCAGCTGATGTTATAGATAAATTTGGATTTTTAATGACTGAAGAGCAGCTAGAATCTTTAGAATCAATTTATCCTGTAAGATCTGCTGGTTATACTATTACTGGTCAGCAAAATGATGGTTCTTTTTATGATGCTACTAAATCACATCAATGGAATACAGATAGACCATCTTTAGCCATGCGTCAGTATACATCATTTATGGGTGATTCAGGATTATATGACGGAGGTGATGTAGTTGCAGATATTATAGGTGAAAGTGAAAGTATGTTAGATTCACCTGATGCAAACTTATTACGGGTTACACAATCTTACTGGAAGTCACAAAGAAAACTAGGTCATCTAGTTAAAGTAACTGAAGATGGTCAAATATTAAACGAGATTGTTACAGAAGATTACAAAATTACAGATAAACCTATTTATGATACTAGGTTATTTAAAAATAAGAATAAAGAAAATTTATTATTTGGAGAACATATTGATTGGATCTGGATCAATGAGGTTTGGGGTGGTATCAAAATAGGACCAAATATTCCTAGCTATTGGGGTATGAATAATCCAGGAGGACTTGCACCTATGTATTTAGGTATAAATACTAATCGTTTAAATCCTCTTAAATTTCAGTTTAAAGGTGAGAATAGTTTATATGGTTGTAAACTACCTGTAGAGGGTGCTGTATTTTCTGATAGAAATACTAAATCAACAGCTCTTATTGATTTAATGAAACCATATCAAATAGGTTTTAATATTGTAAATAATCAAATAGCTGATATTTTAGTAGATGAATTAGGTACTGTAATTTTATTAGATCAAAATGCATTACCTAAACATTCATTAGGTGAGGACTGGGGTAAAGGTAATTTATCTAAAGCTTATGTAGCTATGAAAGATTTCCAAATGCTACCACTAGATACTACTATTACAAATACAGAAAATGCATTAAACTTCCAGCATTTTCAGAAACTTGATTTAGATCAGACTAATAGATTAATGTCTAGAGTTCAATTAGCTAATCATTTTAAACAACAAGCATATGAGGTAATTGGTGTTAATCCACAAAGAATGGGGCAGCAATTATCACAAATGACAGCTACTGGTGTAGAACAAGCGGCCAATGCATCATATGCCCAAACAGAAATGTACTTTGTACAACACTCAGATTATCTAATGCCTAGAGTACATGAAATGAGAACAGATCTAGCTCAATATTATCATAGTACTAAACCATCTGCAAGATTGACTTATATAACATCACTGGATGAAAAAGTTAATTTTCAAATTAATGGTACAGATCTTTTGATGAGAGATCTCAATATCTTTTGTACTACAACTGCAAACCATAGAGCTGTATTAGAGCAATTAAAACAAATGGCTATGCAGAATAATACTACAGGTGCTAGTATATATGACTTAGGTAAAATTATTCAATCAGATTCTATTGCTGGACTAAATACAGTTTTAAAAACATCTGAACAAAAACAACAACAACAAAAACAACAAGAGCAACAGCAACAACAGCAAATGCAAGAACAACAATTACAGGCTCAGAAAGAACAAGAGCAAATGAGATTGGATGCAGAAGCTCAAGAAGCTGAGAAAGAAAGAAGAAAAGATATTCTTGTTGCTGAAATTAGAGCTGCGGGTTATGGATCAATGGCAGATATTGATAAAAATATGCAATCTGACTTCCAAGATGCTATGAAAGATATTAGAGATACTGAACAATATCAAACACAAACAGACTTGCAAAGAGAAAAGGAAGTAAATAGAATGAATAATGAATCTGCTAAAAATCAAATTGAGCGTGAAAAAATACAAGCTCAAAAAGAAATAGCAGATAAACAACTACAAATAGCTAGAGAAAATAAAAATAAATATGATGTTAGAAATCAAAATGATGCTACTTAGCTATATAGTGCAAAAAATTAATTAAAATTTTTAAAATAATTTTAAATCTTTAAGATTTATTTTAGTATATTATTATATAAACAAAACCAACAAAAATGAGTGAAGAAAAATCAACTTCAGACGAAGTACAAAATACTGAGTCTAAAATACAAGAATCTACAACGGTAGAGGAAGTAGATATAAATATTGATGAAATCTTTGGACAACCAGGAGCAGAAAGTGTCATGCTACCTGAAGAAGATTTAGAAGAAAAAAATACAGTCTTTTCAAAGGAAAAGGAAGTAGACACAACGTTCATTGACAAACCTGTTGAAACAACTTCAGAAGAAGTAGAGGTAACACCTACTGAAACTGCAGAAGAAACTATTTCTGAATTGGATGAGATGATCTCAGAACAAGAAGAAAATGGAGAAACTGCATCAGGAAGACCTAGAGTAGATAAGAGCGGTCTTGTTGAATTAGCTAATAAAATGATAGAAGAAGGATCTTTATTACCATTTGATGATGATAAGGATTTAGAAGATTATACAGCTAAAGATTTCAGAGAGTTATTTGAAACAAATTTTCAGCAAAGGGAAGAAAAGATTAGACAAGATACTCCTAGAGAATTTTTTCAATCTTTACCTGAAGAACTTCAAGTTGCAGCAAAGTATGTTGCAGATGGAGGTCAGGATTTAAAAAGTTTATTTAGAACTTTAGCCCAAGTAGAAGATACTATGGATCTAAATCCTGAAGATGAAAATCATCAAGCTGAAATTGCAAGACAATATCTTCATGCTACAAGATTTGGTACAGCTGAAGAAATAGAAGCTGAAATACAAGATTGGGCAGATCTTGACAGGCTTGGTAAAAAAGCTAAACAGTTTAAGCCAAAGTTAGATAAAATGCAAGAAACAATTGTTGCACAACAACTAGCAGAGCAAGAACAGAAAAAAGCTCAACAAGCTGAACAAGCAAAAGCATATCAAGATAATGTATATAATACACTTGCTCAAGGCCAATTAGATGATTTAAAATTAGATAAAAAGACACAAAGTCTTTTATTTTCTGGTTTAGTTCAACCTAATTACCCTTCAATATCTGGGAAACCTACAAATTTATTAGGGCATTTATTAGAAAAGTACCAGTTTGTAGAACCTAGACATGATCTTATTGCAGAGGCATTATGGTTATTAGCAGATCCAAAAGGTTACAAAACTAAAGTAAGATCTGTTGGAGCTGATGAAGCTGTAAGAAAAACTGCAAGACAATTAAAAACAGCTGAACAAGCAAGAAAATTAAGTTCTTCAGCAACAGTTAAAAAAGATGTTTCAACAAGTTCAAGAAGAACAACAAGAAAAAAACAGACAGTTCCTCGGAAAAAACAAAATATGTTTAGCAGAGGTTTTTAAATTAGTAAACAAATAAAAACAAATAAATAAATGGCAACTCCAGTTTTAAACAATGGTATCTTTCTACGGGATACAGCGTACAACGCAAGTTCACACGTAGACTCTTACCACTTGGTTAACATGTTGAAGGATGCAGAACCGATGGACTTAGGTCCAGTGGACCTATGGGCAATGTCTCAGAAGGTAGAGATGCCCCTTTATCAAATGTCTAGCTTTGGTGGTAAAAATGTAATCATGGTAGATAATGCTCGTGGTGAGTATAAGTGGCAAACTCCTGTATCTAATGATCTTCCTTATATTATTGAGGATATTGAAGGAGAAGGTGTTCTTGGTGTAGATGGTACAACTTTCCGCATTAAGATGAGCTGTAAAGACTTTGGTCACGGTGATATTATCACTTATGATAAATACAATGGTGCTGAACTTTACATTACAGATGAAGACATTCTTCCAATGGGAGATGGTTTTATTTATACTGTACAAATGGTCAACAATAATACTGCTGCTTCATTTGACAGAGCATTTTTAGCAAATGGAACTAAATTCTTTAGAAAAGGTTCTGCTAGAGGTGAGTATGGTGAAAGATTCTCTGACATCACTACTAAAACAGGTTTCCGTGAATTCTACAATTATGTAGGTGGTGCAGAAGCTCATGTTCACTATTCAGTTTCTTCTAGAGCTGATCTTATGATCAAAGGTGGAATGAATGCAGATGGTACAGTTCCTGTAACTGAGATCTGGAGAACTTTTGATAAAAATATGGATCCTGCTGTAGCATCTTTAGATGACATGGTAAAAACAATGGGTAAAGATAAAGTAAAGAGAGCATTTGATAATGGTGATCTTTCTAGAACTTTCCTTACTCAAATGGAAGCTGCACATCTTTCTAAGATTGCTTCTGATATTGAGTGTTACCTAATGTGGGGACAAGGTGGTAGAGTTAGGCAAGACGGACCAGATGATTTAAGATTATCTGTAGGTCTTTGGCAACAGCTTGATAACTCTTTCAAAAGAGTATATAACAAAAATAACTTTAACCTTGACTTATTCCGTTCTGAGATTTATAACTTCTTTAATGGTAAAGTTGAATTCCAAGGTCCAGATCCAGGTAGACAATTGATTGTTCAAACTGGTATGGGTGGAATGAGAATGGTGAATGAAGCTATTAAGAGAGATGCTGTAGCATCAGGTCTTGTAATTCAAGCTGCTGATATAGGTGCAATCACTGGTCAAGGAATGGACTTGAACTTTGGTTTTGCTTACACTAGCTATGTAATTCCTTTCCTTGCTAATGTTAAGTTTGTACTTAACCCAGCATTTGATAATGTAAATACTAATGATATTGAGAACCCAATCATTGATGGATTCCCATTATCTTCTTATTCATTCATTATCTTTGACATCACTGATAATACTAATGACAACATCTTCTTGTTGAAGTTAGAGTGGGATAACCAACTTAAGTGGTGGTATCAAAATGGTACAATGGACTATATGGGTCGTGCTCAAGGATTCCAGTCTTCTGGACAATTCAATGGGTATAGAGTTATGATGTCTCAAACAATGCCAGCTGTATGGGTAAAAGACCCAACTAAGGTATTGAAGATTGTTATGAGAAACCCAGTTACTGGAGGATCATTCTAATCTGAATATAAATTCTTGAAAAGGGGGAGGGCTGTTCCTCTCCCTTTTTTTTTAATAATCAACAAATAATAACCAACAAAAACAAAAACCAATGGCAGATAATAATTTTACAATGGTACAGGTAGCATCAGGAACTAAATCAAAAGTTGCTATTAAGCCTTATTTTAATGCAAGAGTAGATAACATGGGTCTAGAAAATTATGGATTAAGTTTATTTGATGGTGTAAAACACCAAGAACAATTGGCTTGTCTAGAAATTAATGGTATCAATAGATATTTGACAGGACTTAATGAATTTGCTCCAGAAGTTAAAAAACTTTCTAAAGAAGCTAGAGAAGCTAAAACAAGACAGATAAGAAAAGCTGTAGCTGATCTAGAAGCAGAATTAGCTTCTAATATTATTGATCCAGAAGATAAAGACTTTTGGAATAAAGTAAAACTTCTTAAACCTGATAATTCAGAATTTTGGAATAAGATAGAAATCAAAGTAGGTAATGAACCAACTTTTTTAAATATGTCAGATCCATATGATAGAATTAAACTATATGCTATAGAAGCAGGGGGGTTTTCTTTAATTGCAAAAAGTTATGAAGATGCAAAAACAAAACCAAAGCCGCCTAAATTTTTCTTAGATAAAGAAGAAGAAACAGTATCTAGTAGAACTGAATACAAAAAACTTAGAAATAAGGCATTATCAGAACTGCAAAAATTATTTGATAAAAATAGCACTAAACTTTTCTATGTAGCAAAAGTTGTAGATGTTAATAGTACGCAATACAAAAAATCAACACCATTAGATATCCTGTATGAAAATATGGATGAATATATTCATGCAGAAGGATCTGACAGCAACATGGAGAGAGCAGTAAAAACTTTCTTAGATGCAGTAAAATGTGATATGGAAACTTTAAAAATTAGATCTATTATTAAAGACTCTAGTTTTTATAAAGAGATTATCACAAAAGCAGATGGGTATATTTATCATGCAAAGCAAAATGTTATGTTAGGTAGAAATGTATCTGATGTTCTTGAGTTTTTAAAGGATCCTTTAAATGAAGATATTTTAAAAGGTTTAATTAAAACTTCAGAAGCATATTGGAATAGTTAATAAATTAAAATAAACAAAAATGGCAATGAAAAAGTATGGTTATGGTGGTGCAAAAAAAAGATTACCAAAAGGCCAAAAAGGATTAGCAAAAATGACAAGGCTTGTAAAAGCTGCTGGAAAAGGTAAAGGTACTCCAGGTAGAAAATCTACTTCTAAGGCTCCAATTAGGAGAAAGATGGAAAGCACTGCTGCTGCTAAAAAAAGCTTAACTAAAGGTGGTTTAAGATCAACTGGAGCTAATATGAGATCAAAACTTAATGAAGCTTTACAAATAGCTTCAGGTAAAAGTAGAGCTAAAGCTAGTGGTAAGGTATCTCCTCTTAGAAAATCATCTACAAAACTTGCTACCCTTGGAATGCAAAAAGGCGGAACTGTAACTTCTAAGTCTGGACTAAAAACTAAAGTAAATAGAAAAGGCGTAGCTAAAAAGAATCAAGGTGCGGGAAGACCTGTTAGTGCTAAAAAAGCTGTAAAAAAATATGCTAAGACAACTAAAATGCAAAAAGGTGGTTCTATTGGAAAGCTTACACCAGGAATGAAAAAAGTATTAAGAAAGTCACTTAAAAAGGAAAAATCAAGTACAAGTATGATGCCTCCTGGAATGCCTAGAACTAAAAAAGATCTTAAAAGAGCAACAAAAGCAGCAGGAAAAAAAGCTACTGGGAAAGGTAAAGCTAAAGTTACAAGACCTATACCAGGTGGAAAAAATCTTCCTTCTAAAAGATCTGGAACTCAACTTACAAAGGCTCAACGAGGTAGAACTATAACTTCTCCATCTGGATTAACTCAGAGAGTAACTAGAAAAGGTGTTGTTAAGAAAAACCAAGGTGGTGGAAGACCTATGAGTGCTAAAAAAATTGTTAGAAAAATTAGCAGAAGTAGAAAAAGAGGTAATAACTCTCCAAAATCTTTATAAGGTGAAAAAGTATTTACCAAAAGCACAAAGGGGTAAGATTATAAGTAGTGCTGCTAAAGCTGCAAAAAAGAAAGTTAAAGTACCTAAACCTAAATTACCTGAGAGAACTACAACTATAGGTAGGAAAGGAAAAAAGTATGATACAGACCAATATGCTAAAGAAGGTTTGAGGCAGGCTATGCAAAAACGTGGTGTAATTAGTTCTGGTGATGCTAAGAAAGTAAAGAGTTTTTTAAAGAATCCTAATATTACTAATCAAGATGCTCTTGATATGTTTAAAGCTGCGTTAGAAAATAATCCTACTATGAAGTTATATAGATCAGGTGGGGTTATCAGAGGTAAAAATTTAAGAAGATCTAGAAAACATTAACTATGAAAAAGTATCAAAAAGGTGGTATTGCAAAACTTGCTGCAAAGGCTGCTAAAAAAACAACTGGAAAACTTGCAAAGGTAAAAAGAGCTGGAAAAACACCTGCTTCTTTGAAACTTAAACGTAAATCACTGAATGTATATAAGCCTGGAATGTTTGGGGTAGACGTAAAAAAAGGTGACAATATGAATCGCATGAAGTATCCTGAACTTCAAAAACCTAAATTTAAATCAGGCGGTTCTTTGAAAAGTGTTCCAGCTGGTAAAAAGTTTAATGGTCTAAGATCATTACCAACAGATGTTCGTAATAAAATGGGCTATGCTCAGTATGGTGGTATGAAGATGATGAAAGGTGGGTCATTAAGACGAAGTAAAAAGCATTAATTATGAAACACCTTACAAAATATCAGAAAGGTGGTATAGCTAAAGCAGTTCAGAAAGCGGCTAAGAAAAGTAAAGATTATTCACCTGTTTTGGGTAAGAGAGTGGCGCCTAGTAGAAGTGCTTATAATGCAAGAAGACGTGCTCTTAAAAAAAGAGGTATCACAGACGTACAATATAAGATTTTAGAGACAGATCCTTATGGTACAGTATTATATGAAGTATCACGATCTCCTAAATCAAGTAATAAATCTAAACCAAAATTAATTAAAGGTGGATCACTAAGAAGAAGTATAAAAAATAAATAAAATATAAGATATGCCAAAATGTATGAAATGTGGCGGTGCCCACAAAATGAAAAATGGAGGTCAAAATCCTTACCCAGGTAAGACTATGGCTAGATATAGTAATAATCCAAGAACTATTCAAGGACAACAATTAAAGTATGGTGGCTCATGTGGCAAAGGTAAAGTTATCAGAGGTGCCTCATTAAGAAGAAGCTTATAGTTATGCCTAATTATAGTAGAATAAATACGGACGGTGAAATTTTAGAATTCTTTAGAAAAGGAGGATCTAAAAAGAAAAAAACTAAGAGTAAAAAAGACTCTTGTTACTATGCAGCTAAAAGAGCTCATAAAGTATTTCCTTCTGCTTATGCTAGTGGTATGATTGCTAAGTGTAGAAAAAGAAAAGCTGGTAAGAGCAAAAAGAAAAGATAATGGCGGTTAGAAAGACAGCTAAAGGTGCAGCATTAAAACGTTGGTTCAAAGAAAAGTGGACTGATGAAAAAGGCAATAAGTGCGGATCCTCTAAGAATAAAGCCGTCAAAAAATGTAGACCTAGCAAAAAAGTTTCTAAAAAAACTCCAGTGACATGGGGCGGTTTAGGTTCTAGAAAAGCTTCTGTTGTTGCTGAAAAGAAAAGAGTTGGTATGGGTAATAGAACTAGTTCAGTTAGAAAAAGAAAAACAACTAAAAAAAGAAAATAATGAATACAATGCCAAAAAGTTTATATAGTAAAGGTGGTGCTAAAAAGAGTGCTGCTAAGAAGAAGTTTAAACCTCATATGATGTATGATCCTAAAACAGGAAAGGGTTATAAAGCAAAAGTTATGGCTGATCATACCCGTATGAAAAAGAAGGGTTATGGTCACACTAAACCTAAATTACCTAAAGCTCAGATGGGTATGTCTATAGCTAGACCAATGGGTAAAAAACGTAAAACATTAAAGGATCCTATAAAAACTAAGGCTATAAAAATGGTTTATGGAAAGTCAGGTTTAGGTCCATCTCCTAAAATGGCTGATACTGAATCTTTTAAAAAGAATTCTAAAAAAATTAGAAGCAAAATGCAAATGGGTGGTAATATGACAAACCCCGCAGCAGTACTAGGGTATTTTAATGACATTAAAGAACAAAAATTAGGTGGTCAGTATATGCAACTAGGAGGTGCTGCAGTTAGAGGTGGTGGTTGTAGAGGTGGTAAGGTAGTTAAGGGTAAATGTATGTCTGGTCCAAAACGTAGTGGTAACGGCTTGAATATTGGCGGTAACGGTAAAGTTAAAGCTAAACTAAAAAGAATTAAAAATAAAGTTAAAAGAAAATTACGATTTTAAAAGAATGTTTTAAATTATGGCAACTAAAAAAACTCCAGCTTGGACTAGGAAGGAAGGTAAAAGTAAGTCAGGTGGCTTAAATAAAAAAGGTGTTGCTTCTTACAGAAAGGCTAACCCTGGAAGTAAACTTAAAACTGCTGTTACAACAAAACCTTCTAAACTTAAAAAAAATAGTAAAGCTGCTAAGAGAAGAAAAAGTTTTTGTGCTAGAATGTCAGGTATGAAAAAGAAGATGACAGGATCTAAGAAAAAGAATGATCCTAATTCAAGAATTAACAAATCTCTACGTAAATGGAATTGCTAATTTTTGTATATTGATATATGAACAAAACTTTTAAAGATCCAGAAGAAGAGAATGATCAAATCTTTATTTACTGGGATTATTAAAATAACTATGAAAAATAAAGCTAACCCTACAGAAGTTTTAAGATTCTTTAGAGAATCTAGACAAAAGCCAAAACCTATGCTTCAGCAAGGAGGTACCTGGAGTGGTCAAGTTGAAAGTAATAGAGAGATGAATACCGTTGAAGATAGAAGTGGTAATACTAATAGAAGAGGTACTAGAAGAAAATCTGAACTTACAAGAACGGGTATAGGTAAATCTAAAATAACCAATTTTACAGGTGAAAATAAAGGTGGTTATACTACAAATGATGATAGTTATTATAGAAATATAAAGTCTAGAACTAATAGAAGAGATAATACAAGATCAAGATCAAAAGAAAAAATTACTGATGACTTTAGGACGTATGATAAAGCTGGTAATTTAATTTCAAGTTCAGAAATGTCATCAAGATCTAGAACTAATAATAGAGGTAAAACAAGAGGGGTTAGAAAAGAAAAAATATATAGAGACGGTAAAACAAAACGCTATAGATCAAGAATTTAAATATGGCGAAAAAGAAAGATAAAAAGTGGATGCAAAAAGTTAGTGCTTCTATTAAGAAGAGAGGTACTAAAGGTAAATGCACACCTATTACAAAGAAGACTTGTACAGGTAAAGCTAAAACACTTGCTAAGACTTTTAAAAAGATTGCCGCTAAAAGAAAGAAAAAGAAGTAATGTTAAATAGCACACTTACAATAAAAATTAAAGAAAGGCTCAATAAACTTGATAGTCAAGATTATGATAATGTTTTGTGCTGGCAAATAGTTGAGGCTTTTAACAAAGCTCAAGTAGAGTGGTGCAGAAGACAGCTGCATGGTATTAATACATTAAGAGAAGGTGATGAGCAATCTACCAGAAGAAAAGATGATCTTCAGGTTATATTAGTTCAGGATCCAATTTTACTTCAAGAAGAAGATATTTATTATAGAGGTCCTGTACCTAAAGATTATTTACAGTGGAAAAGGCTTGATGTTAACGCATGTAAAGGTTGTTGTGAAAATAGAAGAATGACTGTCTATTTAGCAGAAGAAGAAAATCTTAATCAGCTTTTGAGAGATAAATCTAAACAACCTAGTTTTTCTTGGGCGGAAACATTTGCTACTTTAACTGATGATGGTATAAACATTTATACTAACGCAGACTTTGAAATATCTAAATCAGAACTTACTTACTATAGACAGCCTAGATTAATTCAAGTTAAAGGTTGTATAAATCCATATACTGAAGTTGAATCTACTACAGATGTTACTTCTGAGTTTAAAGATGACATTGTAGAATTAATTATTGACGAAGCTGTAAGTATAATAGCTGGAGATATAGAATCTGGAAATCAGTATTCTAGAGGTCAGCAAGAGGCTGAAAGAAATAATTAATCTTAGGTTTGATTAATTAAAAAACTTTTAGTATATTATAGTATATTATTTATTTATAAAATTTAAAAAAGAAAAAAAATGGCTTATTTTAACAATGCTTTTAGAAAGACATTCATTATGTCTGAGTATATTGCTCCTGTAGCAGCACCTCCAGCTACTACTGCTACTAGTGGTGAACTAACTTCAGGACAATTATCTTTGTATGATGCAAGACAGTGGACACCACTTAATGTTGGTGCAGCTGGTGCTGGTGATGAAGCAACTACATGTCAATTTGTTGTTGCATCTGGTGCTCCTTATGGAAGTGACAGAATTGGACCTTTCCACGGTGGTTACCAAGAATCAATTAAATCAAAAGGAATTAATCCTAAGTATATCAGTAAAATATGGACTCAAAGAGCAAATCCTGCTCAACAGTCTATTTTACATATTGGTACTACACCATTTACTGCTGGAGATCCAAACTGCTGTCCAACTTTCTTATGTGGTGAAAACTATCACTTAAGAGTAGATGTAAAAGGATCCCCTGCATTGAGAATGTTAAATCGTCAAGCATATCAAGAAGTTACTGCTTATACAGGATGTTGTGAGGATGACTCAATTGCTCCTGTAGCTGTTAACCCAGCTATTGTAATGCTTGAATGGCAAAGAGGAATTCAAGAGAGTGTTATTCTTACAGGTTCTGGACCTAATGGACGTACTAATGCAGAACCATTTGTTATTCCTGTAGTTACTGTAACTGCTGCTGGTTCTGGCGGTGCTGTAGGAAATGGAACAACTCTAGTATATCCTGCTGGAACTGCTCCTGCTGTACTTCTTTCTGCTGTTGCTGCAACTAACGCCTTCTTAGGTTTAGTTGGTCCAGCTACAGTTATTGCAACTACTGCTGATGCTTATACTCCTGCTGCTTACACTGATGAGTGTGCTGGACTAACGTTAGTAGGTGCTTATGAAGAAACTAGATTTGGAGATTGTACTTTCCAACCATCAGATTTCTACGGAACTGAGCCTCTAAGATTATTTGCTTCTGAAGTTGACTTAAATGGTGATCCATGTGAGTTTACTGGAATTTGTATTGTAAATGAGTGTGAAGGTAAAAAACCACAAGGACTTGGTGAAAGTGTATTGAGAGACTTTATCTTATCAGAATCTTACAGACAAATTCCTTTTGCAACTGATTTAAGAATTCGTGAGATTACTCAAGGTAATGACATGTTAGGAACTGGTCCTGGACAAGTTGATAGAACTGCATTATATGATAGAGCATTTATCTTACATACTATTCCAAGATTCAATAATCCTTCAGGTACATTTGATAACGATCAGTATCTATTAGATATTGCTGCGCCAACTGGTGGAGCTGCTGGTTTAAATGCTGATATACAAGCATTATTAGCTGATGTCCAAAATACATTGATTGCTGCTGGTAATGAAGATTGTATTGATTATACTCAGGAAGCTATTGTTGCATGTGATGACCCAAGTGTTGTTGTGGTAGCAGCAGCTGTTGCCCCTATTCCACCAGCTGAAGAAATTCCACCAGCTGCAGAAGATCAACAGTAACAATAATTAATTACTCATATAAGGGAGAGTGAGATTTATTTTCTCCTCTCCCTTTTTTATTTTATCAATATGGCAAATCATGTATTAAGTTTAGAAGTACCTAGTGTGACTACATCATGTGTTTTAAAAGTACTTGATACAAGTGTGTATTCACCGTTGGTATCAATATTCAATCCTCGTTTATTAATTACTGTACCTGGTTTTAATGATAGCACGGAAGTGTTGTTTACTCCAGGAGATACTCCTTCTATTACAGCATGTGATTTAGGAATTCAAACTGAAAATTGTGATTCAATACATGCATGCTTACCAGATGGTATTTACTTTATTAGATATACAGTAGATCCATCTTGTGCAGTATATGTTGATTATAATCATTTAAGAATGACTCATGCATTAAGTATATATGAAAAACTATTATGTGATATAGATGCGTCTAATTGTGATCCTCGGCCAAAAGTAAAAGAAAGATTGCGATACTTACAGCTTATTAAAGGTTACTTAGATGCAGCAAAAGCTAAAGTAGAAACATGTCATGAAAGCCAAGCTGGAATGACATTATATAATTATGCATTAAAACTATTACAAAAGTTAGAATGTAAACATTGTTAAACTAAACTAAACCAACAAGTTATGGCAGCAGGAGTAAGATGTATGAACTGCGGAAAAAGATTATCATGTGGATGTCAAAAAAGAACAGCTTCAGATGGTAAACAAGTATGCAGTACATGTGCAAGCTCATATGAAGCAAAATTAAAAAGTAAAAGATAAATGGCTAACACAATACCATATATAGAAATCACTAGATGTTGTAATAGTGGTGAAACAGGTACATTATTAGTTAGTGTAGATCCTGCAACAGGTGGTATTGGTTCATTAACACCTCCTTTACCAGGTTCTGAGGTATTTGTATATACTGGTGCAAACCAAACATTAACGGATAATAATGGTAATATAGTAGAGTTTATAACAGGGGATTGCTATACATTTACAGTTACTGGAAATGGTTTTTTTGGTCTTACTGCTGATCTTGATTATTCTGTATTTACTCCAGTTGTAGATTGCCAAGATGCTGCATGTTCTGATTGTAGTCCTGGTTTTAATAAACTTGTTTTTACTCCATGTTGTGAGCAATATGATACACTTGAGTTTCGCGGGGATAATTACCAAGATTATTTAGGAATAATTATACCTATATTTTATACAGGTGGTTTAAGCAATCTCCAAGGTCAAATAAATCAAAGTCTTATATCAGTAGGGTCACCATCTTATATCCAGAATATAGAGTTTGGTAGTTGTTATACAGTAACTGTGGTACAAGATATACCTGAAACTGAATATAATAGCTTAAGTGCAGCTCCTGCTTATGCTGAGGGTATAACTTTTACTCAAGTTACTACAGCAACTTCAGGTTTAGATTGTGATAGTCAGGCTGTAGTTGATGCTTGTCTAGGATGTCCACAGTTTTGTTATACTGTATATGATTGTGATGGTAATACATTTCAAGTTTTATCAGATATAAATCAATATGGTGTAGATGATATATCTAACTATATTGGTGAATTTGTAACACTTATAGATAATGACTTAGGAACGCCTATGGCTGGAACTTGGTATGTAGGTCCATCAGAATCGTGTGTTAATGCTGTAGCTACTATTTCAGTAGATCCTGTAAAACCTGCTCCCTGTGATTGTAAATGCTATGAAATTGTTAGTACAGGTTCTTCAAATGTTGGTTCTATAAGTCCAAGTATTGTACCTAGTGGGTTTAAAGGACAGTCTGGTATTGGTACAGGATCAGGAGTTGGTATCGTTACATATGTAGATTGTAATGGTAATCTAGTAACTAATCAAATGGGGCCTGGTAAATTCTGTTCTAGTATATATCCTTCAATTGGTGCTGTCTCCCCAGGTGCTTCGTTTATTATTAATCAGGGTTCAAATTGTATAGATGATGAATGCCCTATAGAATGTTTTGCATTAGTTAATTGTGAAACACAAGAAGTAATATATACAGAATCTGAATTATACCCTTACTTTTTACAAAATCAAATAGTAACATTAAATGGGTATGAAGGTTGCTGGCAAGTAATAGATGGTTCTTGTTTATGTGTTGATATACGTGTAGACGGTGTATATCAAACTACAGCAATATTTAATGGATTAGTATATAATAATCAAAAGGTTTGGGAGTTTGAAATTACAGCTGGACCAGGTGGTGGTGCCATGGAAACATATGCTATATGGTCAAATCCTGTAGGTGTAGGCGGTTGGTATATAACTAAATTATCAGCAGTTGGTGATCCTTCGCCTCCTAGTTCAGATACTTTAGCTATAGTAAATAGTGGTATTCCTGATTGTCCATTATTAAATCCTTGGCCAGGTTCAGGTAGATGGCCTGATGGAACTGCAACAAGTTCTGTTCGCACCCTTGCTTCTACTGTATGTAATATTGGTTGTGAAGATTGTCCTACTAATGTAACTGTTTTAGAAGTATATGATGATTGTCCTGAATGTATAGGACCTATTGCTTATAAACTAACCTCTTGTGATAATGCGGTAGATATCTTATATACAACAAATGATTTATCTACACATGTAGATAAAGTTGTAGAATTGGATAATTGTGGGTGTTATTATGTAGAGTTAATTACATATAATCCACCTACAGATACAGATATTACAATAACGTCTTCATTTGATGATTGTGAAAAATGTAAGGCAGACTATTTTGAATTAACAGATTGTGAAGATTCATCTAGAATAATTTATACAGATACTGATTTAAATGCCTATAAAGGTAAGGTTATTAAGATATCAAATTGTACTGGATGCTGGCAAGTGGCTGCTACTGATACTCCAGGAATGATTGAGTCAGTTACATTTGCTTCAGAATATATTGACTGCCCTGATTGTCTTCTAGCAGATGCTAAATGTGAATGTGTTAAAATTACAAATGTATCTGAGGATGATACAGGCCAAGTAGAGTATTATGATTGTGATGATGTATTCTTTTCATATAAGCTACCTCCAGGAGAAACTACTGGTAAGATGTGTGTTAAGTATGTTGTACCAAAGGAAGCATATGATAATGGTATTTTTTATTTAGAAAAATTTGGAGATTGTCAAGAGGGTCAATGTCCACAACCAGTATTTAAAAATAATAGAAAAGTAAAACCAGGCTATAATACACCAGTGCTTTCAGCAGATAAGTATGATAAAATAACATGTGAGTTTGCTGACATAATGTATAAAAAAGCTTTAGAAGAAAGATATGGTATATCTAATTGTTGTCCAGATGAGCTACAAAATTGGATATTAAAAAAGACTTTAATTGATATGCAAGCTCTTAGAGATCCTAGTTTTAATTGTGCATCTAAATCCTCCTGTTCATGTGGGAATACAAGCATTTGCACAACTTGCAATTGTTAAAATTAATTTGTATATTATAATTAGACATAAATATGAAACCGTTAAATTTAGATAATAAACCTTGTTCTCCTATATCAAGTAACTGTGTTATTTGGCAAGGACCTGATATTGAATGTATTACGCTTTGTAAAGGAGATACTGTTTCTGATGTAGTTTATGCATTAGCTGTTGAGTTATGTACATTGATGAAACAAACAAATGTATCTAGTTATGATTTAACTTGTTTAGGTATCTCAGCTGCATGTCCTCCAGAAAATTTTGAAGCACTTATTCAATTATTAATTTCTAGAATATGTGAATTAGAAGATGTGCCTGCATCTACTCCTACAACAGATTCAGGATGTCCTGATTGTGTTGTATCAGTAGCTGATTGTTTTGTTGAAGGAACTACAACTAATATGCAGCTTGTAGATTATGTACAAGCAATTGCAAATAAAGTATGTTCTTTAGTTACTGAAATTCTTAGTTTACAAGATCAAATAACTAATATTGATATTAGAGTTACTGCATTAGAAAATGCAACACCTCCTTCATTTACTATTCCTCCAATACCAACAGGTTGTTTTGAGACCATTATAGGTTCTCCTACTGCACCAATTGATGTTGTATTAGATAATTTAGTGAATGATGCTACAATAGGTTATTGTGCAACAATTGATGTCATACTAGGTTCTTCTGGAACCGCATCTGATTTATTAAGTGTTTTTAATCCATCTTGTATAACTGCTGCTTCAGCTTCTATTGTAGATGGTAATGACGCAGCTGTTGGTACAATGTCTAGTGCATATCCAGGACCAACTGGTTGGATATCGGCTCCCAATACATTAGCTCAAACTATACAGAATTTATGGATAGCAGTTTGTGATCTTAGAAATATTACTACTGTAACATTTACAGATAGTGATACAATATCATTTACTGAAAATACAGGCTTACCTAATTATAACTTTACTGCAAATATAAATCAACCTAGAGCTTTAATTAGAAATACAGGTTCTAATACTCTAGGAGGAGGCGCTAGTAATATTAACTCTACTAGTGGTTTATATTTAATAAAAGATGGGTATATTAATTCTGGTTCAGTTAATAGTCTTTGCCAAGGTGTACCTGGTCCTTTTAAATTTCCAGGTGTTGCAGGCAGTGATATATATGATACATTTTCAGGTGGTATAATAACTGGTGGAAATTTTATAATACCAGCAGGAATGGGCGGTGTATATAACCTATGTTATAATATTGTTTTAAGCGCTCCTGTCACAAGTAATATACCATCTTCTTCTGGTTCTCCTGCGGCTCCTGAACCTGCAACTTCTGGTACATTTTTTGGAACAGGTAAAGGTTGGTACGGTGGTGATAACTTATCATCTAATGACACCCCAGCTGGTGTTAATGTACTAGTTGGAGGTACCCCAAGTGTTTCTACTTATGTAGATGGACTTGTACAGGTCAATTTTCCTAATGGTACTATGTTTATTGATATAACAGCTACTGCTGGTGTGATAGTTTCAGCTGAGATGATTAGTTATACAGGAACTTTTAGCTCACATGACTTAAGCAATGGAGCTACTGTTTTTCAGGGTTCTAATAATATAGCAAGAGTTGTAGTGAGTTCTTTAACTAAAGCGAATCCTAGAATTACTGTAATATCAGCTATACAGAATGTAGCTGCACCAGGATCTTGTGAATTATATGCAAATGATTCATTTGCTCCAAATAATTCCATTTCAAAATGTACATTATCGGGAACAGCATTAGGGGTTGTATTAAAAGATGGTGATGTTTTAGAAGTTAAATTAGGAATGTTTATTAATGATGAAGATCCTTCATCTCCCAGTCAACCTAATCCAAGATGGGAGTATTTAAGTAGTTACTTAGCTACTAGTGATTACTTTGAATTCTTTATACAAAAAATAGGAGATTAAAAAATTAAAAAATAAAAATAAAAATGGCTAATTCAAATTGTAACTCAACTACCCAATGCGGATGTACACCAGGTGCTTATACCGTTGTACCACCGTGTCCTCCAGCATGTGCTGAGGTATTTAATGCACAGTGTATTGTTTACACTGGTGCTGATATTGTCTGTGGGGCAGACACTGTTATTTCACGTAATGATTATTTAGATTCAGTAATTACTAAACTTGTATCTTATATATGTACTAGTACTACAGGAAGAGATGATACTTCTGTAACTGCTCAAGCAATTACAGCAGGTCCTCCAACTAGTACTGTAGCTTGTACTCATACATTACAACAGCAATATGTACAAGTATTAATTATTGATACTGCAACTAATACTGATGTAACTAAAGAGTTTGAAGTAATATGTACTTCATTAGGTAATTATACATTAAGTTCTGGTTCATTTACAGGTACAGTAAGAACAATTGTATTAGGTTAAAATATTGTCGCAGTTTGTTGGTTTCTGTGGCTAACAATGGCAAAACCCTCACACTTGTGGGGGTTTCGTTTTTATAGTTACATTTGTTAAAACCAATAATTTTTACTATATTATTATGAAGGAATTTAACAGACCAGACGTAAAAGCTCCAAGATTTAGACCTAAAGTTTATAGTGTTTTAAATAAAGAGTTCTTTGAAAAATTTAAAATTAAACATCCTAAGTATAAAAACTTAGACGATAGTAAGTTAAGAACTATTATTAAGTCATTTAATGAAATGATTAGTGATAAAGTAATAGATCATAGAGATGGTATAGAGTTACCACAACAGTTAGGATGGTTGTTTATAGGAACTTGCCAAACAAGTAAAAAAGATAATATTGATTTTGGTAAATCCCGTGAACATGGAGTACAAGTCACCAATAAGAATTGGGAAACTGACGGTAAGCTAGCTAAAATATTTTATTCTAACCATGCTCCAAAACATAAATTTAGAAACAGAGAATTTTGGGGATTTGTTGCATGTAGGAAGTTTAAAAGAAATGTATCTAAAACTTATCCTGAAAATTGGAATAAGTATTTGGTAGTTGATCCTTTGAAGAAATTAAAATTGTCATATGCAAAAACGAGGTATAAAGAAGTACGTTTAAAAAAGACTCAAGATGATTTAAAAAATTATAATGAATTTAACATATGACAACAATAGGAGAATCAATATCAAGAGTAAGAAATACACTAAAAGCAGTTAAGGAGGATCCTTTTCTAACTGATAGAACTTTATATTATTCAATAATTAAGTACGGTAAAACTCTTTTAAAAAGAGAAGATAATCAATATAGGCTTATGAGAGTAAGTTCTATATTTACTGTACTACCAATGATGGAACTTATTGATGTAGATAAGGTAGAGGCTGGGTGCATGGGTGTATATTCTGGATGTTATTTTAAAAGAACTAAAGAAAAATTACCAGATATTTTTGATGGTTTATTTGGTCCAATTATACGTACAGTATCTTCTATTGATAGCTCTATAGAAGTATATAGAACGGATCCAGGTACTTGGACATCAATTGCTAAATCAACAACATTTAAATATAACAAAAGGCCTTACTTCTGGTACTTAGATGGTTATCTATATCTACCTAATGTTGATTGGGATGCTATTAGAGTAGAGGCTGTATTTGATGATGATATATCCCCATTTCAATGTGATGAAGATTTAAAGTGTAAGGTAAGACAAGATCAACCTTTACCTTTTCCTGAATACTTATTTTCAGAGATTGAACAAATGGTAGTCAAAGAATTTACAACAACCATGCAGGTTCCACAAGATAACCTAGATGATGGTCAAAACGCACTTAGATAATGGATTTTAATTATACACTTAAATATAGAACTTTTGATCAACTATTAGAAGATGTATCAATAGACATGAATACATTTGCTCTAGAGAATATGATTGAACCTCAAACACTAATTAAATTAGCACGAAAGCTAAATTTTGAATTAGGTTTTAGAATTAATCAACAAAGAGAAACTATTTTAGAAGTTTGTCACGGTAAGGTAAGGTTGCCTGAAGACTTTAAGGTTTTTAACTATGGTTTAGTTTGTGGTGATTATCATAGCGTTGTAGGTTATGATGGCTTTGCTGGTGGTACTAATATGCATGAAGTAAAAATCACTGATGGAAGAATTCCTGAAACATATGATGATTTTCCAGCTCAAGTACCAGATCCTTGTGATACTTCTGAACCTACTCCGTGTTGTGATGATAAGGGAAACTTGGGTACATGTTTAACACATGATCCTAATCAACCTTATGGAGATGCATTAACTAAACCTAGAGTTTTTATGAACTGTAAAGGTGAGTCTTATGAGCTAATTCAAGTCATTAATCAAAGTAATATTAGAAAGTATACTACATTGACACCTTTGCATATGAAGGTGAGTCAAAATGTAGACTGTGATTCACCTAATGTATATTATAATGCTCCTAATGAAGGTTATATTAAACATGGTTTTTTATATACAAGTTTTGATGAAGGTTTTGTATACATAAATTATCAAGGAGATTTGGTAGATGATGATGGAAACTTACTTGTTCCTGATCATGAACTTTTAAATGAATATTATGAGTATGCATTTAAGAAAAGAATATTAGAAAATTTAGCTTTGAATGGTGAAAACGTTGCTCAAAGATTACAATTAATTATGGGTGATTTAAGAGCTGCAAGAAATCAAGCATTAAGTTTTGTTAATACACCAAACTTTGCAGAAATTAAACAAATTTGGAAAGCTAATAGAAAAGCTCAATATGCTAGATACTATGATATGTTTTCATCATATGCACCAGCTAATTCATTTAGAAGACGTAATAATACAAATGTAGTGTGATATGGCTAAGAAGAACTCTGGTTTACAAAATGTATCTCAAGATGTTACAAATTCATTTGTAAAAGGTCTTAATAAAGATTCAGAACCTTCATATGTTACTGAAGGTATGTGGACTCATGCTATAAATGCTACTAGTAGTACTATAGAAGGAGATCTTGGAACTATTTCAAATGAATCATCTAATTACTTATGCGGTGTTACAGGTAGAACTATGCCTGCTGAGGTTACAGAAAAACATATAATAGGTGGTATACATTTATTTAGTGATAAGTGGGTTATTTATACAGCAGGTCATGATATATCTGGTAGACCTATAGATTCTGAAATAGGTTTATTTGAAACAGACAGCTGTACATATAGAGTAATTGTTCAGGATGCATGTTTAAAGTTTGATAAACGCTATCTTATATCAGGTTCTTCTAGAGAAAAAGAAGATTGTAGCTGGCAAGTATATTGGGCAGATGGTAATAATCCAGACAGATTTTTAAATATTGGTGATGATGCTTCTTGGCCTGATTCTTCTTATAATTATATAGGTAATAATTATTATAGTAATGGCACAGACGTAGAGTTTTTATGGCCTGGAGTTCAATGGGTTGAGGAATGTGAAGAAGTTAATGATTGTGAAATATGTAAAAATACTAATGTTTTAGATTGTGATAAAGCAAGATTAGCTAGGCTTATGGAGACACCATGTTTATCTATTGAGCTAGGTGATACTGGTGGTACAATAGCTAATGGTACTTACTTTGCTTTAATAGCATATACTATAAAAGGTCAAAAAGTAACAGATTATTTTTCTCAAAGTAATAATCAATTTGTTTATAATGTAAATGACTTATCAGGATCCTTACAAATAAATGTAAAGGCCGATACGGAAAACTTTGATGAGTTTGTATGTGTGTTAGTACAAAATGTTAATCAAGGTACTGTAGCTGTACAACTAGGTTTTTATTCTACCACTGTAGAAAGAATTAGTGTAGATCAAATTAATGCTAGTTTAGTATCAATTCCGCTTGAACAGCTGCCAGTTGTAACTCCTGTATTTGAGACAACAGATCAAATGACAGATGCAAATGGTTATTTACTTAGAGTAGGTCCTAGATCAAGATTTGATTTTAATTACCAACCTTTAGCTAATATGATTAAAGCTAAGTGGGCTTCAGTAGAATATCCAGGTAATTATTATGATAAAGGTGGTAATAAAGGTAATTACTTAAGAGACGAGGTTTATACTTTTTATATAAGGTGGGTCTATGATACAGGAGATAAATCTTCTTCGTATCATATTCCAGGAAGAGCTCCTAGAGAAATTCAATATGTTGATTCTAATGGGGTAACACAAACAGTTTTAGAAGATGAAATCATATCTGATCAAAATTCATTAACTGATGATGATAAAGCATTTGAGGTAAAAAACACTGCGTCTATTACTACAGGACCTTTAGTTGGTTCAACAACAGAAGATGGAGGTACAGTGATTGCAGTAGGAGATATGGGCTATTGGGAGTCTACTGAAAAGTATTCTAAAAATAGACCTGATATATGGAACCCTAGTGAATATTGTTGGACTACTGGGCCAGCTCAAAATGGTAGTTTTGACCTTTGTGGTAAATACATTAGACATCATAAATTTCCTGAAGACTTTATATTAAATAGTAGTTCTGATGTTGTTTCTCATTTTAAACCAAATCCTGATCCATTAAATAATGGTAATGATTTTAAAATAAGATTGTTAGGGGTATATTTTGAAAATATTATTTTACCTAAAGATCAAAATGGTAATGATATACCTGGTATAGTTGGGTATGAAATATTGAGAGGTTCTAGAGAAGGTAACAAATCTATACTTGCTAAAGGTATGGTAAATAACTTTAGAACTTTTAAGTTTAAGGGTAGTGTTAAAAAGGGCCAGACTGGTTTATATCCTAATTATCCTTTTAATTCAATACTTCCTTTAGGACATTCTAATAATATTTCAGATCATAATTTTAGATTTAATGATCCATATATTAAAAATACTAATGATGAAGATGATGTAATTAATCAACAAATACCTACTGATATATTTACATTTCATTCACCAGAAACTACTTTTAGAAATCCTCAATTAAATACAACTGAGTTTAAACTATACGGTCACATATCTGGTATTAGTACACAACAGTTTATAGAACCAAGTGATCATCCTGAATTTAGAATGATTACTAATGCTGCCTTGATACCAATAATAGTTGCTGGTCTTGCTGCAGTTACTTTATCTTTAATGGGTAAAAAAACAGAAAGAAAACAAGAATTTACATCAGGCTCTTTACCAGGAGATGCTCTTGGTGTATCATCTGCTACATACATAGGTGGTCAAGCTGGTGTTATTGCCGCTGTAACAGCTAGAAATATTCTTTTGCAAGCATATCATTCAAGTGCCGCAGGTGCAGCTGATTCTCTAGTAAGTTTATTTCCGCCATATGAAGCTCCAGGTATGGCAGCTATTGATGCCTCATTTTATGCTGCGATGGCTCCCCTTGCATTAACTGGTGCAACAACAGTGCCTTACACTACAGTTAATGTAGAGCTACCTGCTTGGACATACTTAGGACCGTTAGCTAAAACTCTTGGTGCTATAAATCATATAGCATATTATTTTTCAGAAGGTGCAAGTGCTACTTTAGAATTAATATATGCTTTTACACCCAAAAGACAGTTTGCTTTACAACAGATAAGTCATGGTTTTTATTCTAATATGAACCCTCCTGAGTTTACTGACTTATATAGATTTAAATTAGATGATGGTTTTTACATAAAAAATAATTTTCAAGAGGTTCCTACTTATCAAAATCAATTAGGGTTGTATCAAAACTATACTATTAATAATTTAAAAAGACCTGAGACAGTTACTCTTAGAACTAAATCAGGGCCATTTTTTAATCCAGCATTTTCTGAAGGTGTTAATATTGGACCAAAGTTGTTAGGAGAAAAAGATTCATCATTAGTCACTTTGGGCACACTAGTACAAAATAGTAATAGTCCTCTAATACCAAGTGATGGAAAATTACCAACTTTTGAAAATCCTAGAAATGCTTTTGGTTTACCCATTGCTAGTCAATATGGAGCTCTAAGGTCTAGAATTAGAAATCAATATGGTCAATTAGATTCTGTTAAACAGGTTATTATTTCACCTTGTGAACAAAAGCTATCAGAAACACCGCCTTTAGATTTAGAATATTTTTGTCCAATTGATAACATAGTATATTATTATAAACGAATTACAAGTACTGATTTATTTTTTGGAGGTGATACTTATGTAACTAGATATACAGAAAAAAATAATATGTTATTTTTCTATGATTGGTTATATAATCAACCAGATGATTTTGAGTTTAATTATTTCTTAAGAGATCAAATTCCAGACGCTAGGTTTGCAATTAATAGTAAGAAATATGATGTTGGTGATTTAAAAGAATCATTCAATATATTTGCTGATGATGTTGTAGGTGAGGGTGCATTACCTAATGCTTTTTTTAATTTAGACTATAGAGTTAATAATAATAGATTTTATAGTTATACAGATGATAAAAGAAAACCTTCAGGTATTCTAGGTATTTTTCAAGATAAGGAAAAGGGCGTATTTTCAATTAAACAAGCTTACTTTTATTTAGCTAACTCAGGCATAAGAGATTTCTTTGTTGAAACAGATGTTCTTACAGACTTTAGATCACAAGCAGAGGAGGTTGGTAGAAAACATTATAATCCGTATAGGTATACAGACTATAGGGCTATGTTTAATATTAACCCCAATGTTATCGGTCAAAGTACAGATTATAGATATGACTATTCCTTGAGTATATCTAAATTATATAATCAATATTTCTCACAAGGATTTTTACAAGCTAGAACGTATGATCCTTCTGTTGCAAACTTATGTTTTACATATTTTCCTGATAGGTTAATTTATTCTTTACCTGTTCAAGATGAATCTGTAAAAGATAGTTGGTTTATTTATTTAATTAATAACTATAAGTCTTTTAAAAGTCAAATAAATAGTGTCAAGTCAATAAACGATAGTGGTATTTTTATTACGTTTAAAAATGAATCTCCAATAATGTATCAAGGTGTTGATACACTACAAACTGATTTAGGTACAAAGATTACTATAGGTGATGGTGGTTTGTTTAGTCAGCCACAACAAAATGTTTCATCAGCAGATTTACCATATGAGTACGGTTCATGTCAAAGTAGGTTATCTGTAATATCTACTCCAGTGGGTATATTTTATATGAGTCAAGATCAGGGGAAAATATTTTCTTATGGTCAAGGTTTAACTGAAATTTCTAACTCAGGATTAAAGTGGTGGTTTACATTATTTATGCCATATAAGCTAACTGAAGATTTTCCAGAATACCCTTATATAGATAACCCAGTAGCTGGTATAGGATGTCAAGCAATCTATGGTAATACAAGTACAATGTTATACTTCTGTAAAACTGACTACTATTTAAAAGATGAGTATAAAGGAAGAACTAAATATATACCTTTAAATTCAGATGGTACAGGTGATTATTTTTCTGTAGATGAAAATAAAAATACTCAATATAGACTAGGAGATGAAAGAATTTTTGAGGATGCTTCTTGGACAGTTAGTTATGATCCAAAAAGTAATTTCTTTGTTAGCTATCATGATTGGCATCCAGATCTTAATTTTGGTACTAAAGATTATTTTATTTCTACAAAGAAAGATGGTTTATGGAGACATAACTACTTGTGTAATAGTTTTTGTAATTACTATGGTAAACAATATGGGTTTGAAGTTGAGATACCTTCGCTTACGGGACAAAATGTAGTTACCTTAAGATCTTTAACTTATATATTAGAATGTTATAGAAGAAAGGAGAGTAATTGTATTGATCAACATCATGTATTAGATTATAATTTTGATCAAGCAGTTATTTATAATTCAGAACAAGTTTCTGGGTATTTAAATTTAAATCTTTATCCTAAAAATAATATTGTAGAATCTATGAAGTATCCTAAGTTGGCTGATAACTTATCTTCATATGATGTTTTATTTACTAAAGAAGAGCAGAAGTATAGAATAAATCAATTCTGGGATATTACTAAAGATAGAGCGGAGTTTCCAATAGGTTCTAGTTATCCACCAACAGGGTCAGTAATACCTGGTACTACAATACTACAAGGTAACTATGCTTCTGAAAATACTTGGGTGACATCTCAAAATGGTTACACTAGAGTTCTTAATCAATCTAACTTAGATTATAATAAATCTGAACTTCAAAGAAAAAAATTCAGACATTATACTAACTTTATAACATTGACAAGAAAAGAGTGTAATGATATTAATATGATAATGAAAATAGTTAATAGTAAGAATCAATTATCACAAAGGTAATGAGTTATAATAAAAGAGTACTAAGTGCAATAGATAGAGATCTAAGAGATCAATACAGAACTAAAAGATATAGCAAAAGTTTATCTGCTACTAATTCTGTATTTGCACCTAATCCTCTTTTTAGTAAACCAAGCCCTAGAAGAATTTATAATCCTAATGCTCAATATTTCCAAGGTGGTGGTGCTTTTAAAGGAATAAATGCATTGAGACGTGGAAAGATATTATCTAAAGCAGAACTTGATGTTTTAGCAAGGGCCGCTGCAGATTACAAAAAGTATGGACTAAGGCTACCTAGTATAGTATCTGCAATTAAAGAAAGTCAAGGTAGACTACTAAAGAACCAACTTGACCCTGGTCAATATGAAGTTCCATTGAGAGGTGTTGATCTTACAACTGATAATAGAATAGAAATTACTGCAGATGATGTAAGTCGTGGTACTAGAGATAGGCGTTTTAATATACTAGGAAAGTCAGAAGAGGAAAAACTAGCTCTCATGCAAGATATGATTCTGCAATCATCAGATGTTTTTAAAACAAATATTGAAAAATATTTAGAAAATCCATATGTTATTGAAACAAAAAGGGGTGATTCTTTAGTATTTGATGATGATGGTTTTTTAACAGAACCACTTGGAAGTTTTTATCACGGTGTTGGTTCAACAAGTCCAGGTTTTACTTTAGAAGATCTTGAATTTGATCGTTCAAAAATAGACCCTAAAGGATTTAAAGATTGGACATCAACTGGTACTAAACCTGGTAATTCATTGACAGAGTATGGTTTTTTTGGAGGTCTTAATAAAAATCAAGGTGCTCAAGCTTCACTAAAATATGATCTTCCTACAGAATTTGCTATAAGTAAACTTCTGAGGGATCCTTCTAGTAGACCAGCTGATCTTGGAAGAATAAAAGAAATAGGAGTTTCTCCTAATGCTAGGTTGGTTGGTGGTAATAATCCGTATGTTCTTAATGCACTTAGAGATGTTGGTGTACATTTTATTGAACGTTCAACAGGTCCGCATATTGGTGGGCATATGGGGATGACTCCACAAAAGGCAGCAACATTAAGATCTAAATATGGAATAGATGGTGTAATAGATATAGGTGGTAACGAGCTAGTTATACTTAACCCTGATGTAATTACTAGTGTTTCAGATGTTCCTTTTAAACTTTTTGATTATACAAACCCTTTACAGCTTGGTTTACATCAAAATAAAACTACTCAAGAGAATATAAGTAATTTGCTTCAACATGGATTTGGTGCTCAATTTATAGATTCAAATAAACTTCAACCTTATTTACCAGATGATAATTGGCTAACAGGTGGAATGGATAAATTAGGTTCTGTGTTTGATCCTGATAATGAACGTGGTGCAAGAAGGGTTTTAAATTTTGATGGTGTTAATAGGACTCTGGGTGCAAGAGAGCATTTTGTTGACTTACCTTTTAGTATACCATTTGGAGAAAAATGGTGGAAAGCAGCAGAACCTAACTTAGATTTAATTAGACAGAGGGGTGGTCCAATAGAACTTGAATTAGATGATGAAGAAATACAAAAGTATGTAGACGGTGGTTACATAGTAGAAGATTTACCTAAAGCTCAACTTGGTGCTGCATTAGCCAAAGCTGCAAAAAAACTACCTGTTAAAAATTTTAAATCACAAATAGATTGGGGTAAGTGGAACAAGAACATACCTAATAATAAACCATTAATTGAAGAGTATCGTGCTATTGAATATAATACAAAACAAAATGATACTTGGATGAAAAATGCAGATGGTAGTCTATTTAAAGGTACTCCTGAGCAATTTGTACAACAGCAGAGTAAGAACTTTAAAAAAGCATTTCCTCAAGGGGCTGGTTCTACATATAGAGGATCTATGAAGAATCTTGAAGATCTTCATCAACCACTTTTTACATCTACAGATAGAGAAGTAGCACGACAATATGCTACATTAAATGGAAAGTTGGTGGGAAATGTAAATGAACTTTACTATCCAATGTCATCAAAATCTGCAGATTTAGATGTAAATTATCAAGTTTGGGACTCATTAAATCTTAGTGATATTGATCCTCGTTTAGGTGAACAAGACTATTCTACTGCTAAAGAACTTAATGATGTTGTAAAAGATTTACGTTCTCAGTTTCCAGAAGGAACAACAACTGATAAAATCATGAAGTACATGATAGAAAATGATATTGATAATATTAAGTTAAATAATGTTTTTGATGGAGATCCTCTTTTGTATAATGACTTTGGTAATGTAACTATGATAAACAATAGACCTGGTAATAGAGTTAAATCAGCAATAGGAAATGATGGAATGTTTGATATGTCTAATTCTAATATATATAAATCTTTACTGCCTTTAACTTTAGGGTTACCTTTTGCATTTGAAGATAAAAGAAATAAAAGGAAAAAACTAAAAGATGGAGGGTTGCCTAAAGCTCAAAGAGGTGCGTCTTTATCTAAGGCTATTAACAAAATCTCAAAAAATGCAAAGCTTGTAAAAGAGGTGCAGCCTAGTATAAAAAAGTTAACAAGCAAGGTTATTAGTAATAAGATAGATAACACTAAGAAAGGTCTTACACGTGCCATTCAAGATATTACAAAAGGAGAAAGAAGTTTTGGTGAGGTTTTACCTTTGACACCTTCCCAAAAAAAAGCTGCAGATTTAGAAGCATCTTTAGCAATACAAGAAGGTGTTAATTTTAATGATAAATGGTTTTATGAAGTAGATCCTAAATTTGGTAAAATATTAAGAGAAGATATATCAGATAAAATATTAGATATATTTGAGTTCTCTGGACCTCAGAATAGACAAGATAAATATTTTGCTCAAGAATTTAGAGGTGATGGTAGTGGTGACTTTGAAGGATTGGGTCGTTTAGGTTTAGGTGATGGACTTACTTTAGATAATACTCTTATATATAGTGGCAACACACCAGGTTTAAATTTAGAAAACCCTTTGGTTAAAACACGTAATATACTACGTCCACAAGGTATTACAGATATTTTATCAAGTAAATTTACTGACCCAGAAAAAAAGTTTTTAATTAAAAACTATTTACAAAATGATACAGCTGGTGTTAATAAATCAAGCTTAAATCTATCAGTTACAAATCCAGGTATAGGTTTATATAGATATCCAAGTAGTGAAATAACTGATATAGCTTTACATGAAGCTGCTCATACTTCTCAAGGATTAGGTATGCTAAATAGAGGGTTTGGTAATGTGTTAGCAGAATTTGATTCTGGTAAAGGATACTTTTATCCAAATGAAAATACTAATATAGGTAGGTTCTTTAAAGAAGTAATGCCTGATAAAGATTGGATTGGGTCTCCTAATGAATTACACTCAGAGTTAATGGTTGTTAGAAAACGAATATATGATGAGTGGACAAATGATAAAACTGTAAAAGAAGCTTTTAAAGTAGATCCTAATACAGGTAAAACTTTAGATATAGCTGAAAGAGATAAGAGGATAAGTGAGTGGGCTCTTGGTGAATTACGTAACCCATCAAATTCAACTTTAGATGGCATGCTTGAAATGGAAGGTACAGGAGTTCCGTTAAATTCATTTTTTAAAAAAGGAGTACCAAAAGAAAAAAAATATCAAGCTCTTAGATATTTACCTGGTTTAGCAATACCATTTGCATTACCTGGTTTAATGAATGATAATGATAAACCTAAATTACAAAGAGGTGGGTCTATACTAAAGAATATAGGTCGTGCTATAAAAAATCCAATAAGTGCTCCCTTAACTGCATTTACTAAAAATGAACTTACTCCAGGAAGTCATTTCTATAGAAAAATTGGAAATAAAAAAGGATTACAAGATTTAATAAAACAAAAAGGCGCTAAAGCTCCTGCTCCAATATTAATGAAAAGTGGTGTTACAGTAGATACTCCTTTTTTTGGTAAGGGTGATGAGCCTAATAATAATTACAGAGGTATATTTGCTGTAGAAACTGACCTACCAAATAAATCTAAATATGATTGGTCTCATCATGTAGGTGGTGTTGAAAATTATGGTGTAGCTCCTTTTGATAAAATTGATCGTGGTCTATTAGATAAAGTTCCGTTAGAAGATCTTAATGTATATAGAAAAAAATGGTTTAGTAATAATTATAAAAAGCTAGACAAAGATAATTTAGAGGCGGGTTTAAAAGGTGCGGGATTACAACCACTTCTTGAAAATACTTTTAAATGGGGAACTAGGGGTTTTTTAGCTGATCAATTATTTAATGATGGAGATAATACTGGAGGTGATCTTTTAGGTTTTCAAAAGGGTGGTGTATTAGAATTAGGAGATGAGGTTACAGAAGATATGGTAGAAGAATTAAGAAAACAAGGTTATACAATAGAGGAAATATGAAAAAGTATAGAATAACAGCATTACCTAGAATGCAGAATGGAGGTAGGTTTGAGGTCAAACCTTATCAAGATGGTGAAGGTAAAACTTATACTGATGCTATAGGTTTAGATAATAAATTTATAGAACGCCTATATAATGAATACTCAAGTTCTTTAGACTCTGATGTACAACCAACTATGGATGGTTTTTCTGAATATATAAACCGTCCAGGGGAAGATGGCTTTCCTGTGCTTGGTGTTTTTCTTTCTCCAAATTATACTAAAGGTGATGACGGTAGTGAGCAGGTTTCAGGTTTCCAGGCATATGATCCAAATTCTATTGCAGAAGCTATTTATAATAGAGGTGCTACAGCTAAAGAGTTTGAGAATATGGGTATTAGTAAAAAGAATCTTCTTTCTAAATCTTTTCAAAATATTTTTGATCTACATAAAGCTAATTATGAATTAGGAAATAAAACAACAATTCTTAAAGAATTACAGGAAGGTAAAACTAAAGAAGAAATAATTGATAAGTTACTCAAACAAGGAATGGGTAAGGATGCTAAATCATTAGAAAAATATTTTGGTGATTACACAGATGAAACCCAAGATGAAATCCTTAAATATTATACTGGTTCTGGTCTGACTAATGATATTACAGATATTTATACAGATGCTGCTAAAGAAGAAGATAAAAGAGCTAAGGAAGCTCAGTCTGAATTTGATAGTAATTTATCTGATTATGAGAGAAATGTTGCTACATCAGATACTTTTGCCCCTTATCGTGAAAGAACATTAGATCTTGAAGAAGAAGCTGCTAACTTACAAAGTTCAAGTGGTGATCTTAAAGATAGGGGTATGAAACTTATTGATTTTCAAAGAAAAATTGCTAATGATAGTAGTCTCTCTAAAGCTCAAAAGATTGCAATTCTTAAAGATGTAGAAGGTGGTTATGATGCAGATTTAGAATTAATTGAGGCTCAAAAAATGCTGGATGCTGGCATGACTCTGGGTCCAGATGGTCAGTGGTTTGATAGAGGTCATCATATAAGAGGTATAAGTGATGAAGAGTCAGCTAGAAATAATGCATCTTGGAATATTAAAAATCCTTATAGAAGAGCTTCTACGCTTACTAAGTTTTTACACCCTGTTGATGCACTTGGTCATTTATCTAAATACGGTAATACTGACCGTATGCAAGAGGAGGATCCTGCCGCTGGTATTTGGGAAGGTAATATGATGATGCAAGGTTTGGATGGGGCTTCTTATATTACACCCTACTTGGGTCAAATTAGAGCTGCGCAATTGTTTGCAGATGGTCTTAAAGGTTTGGGTAATATTGCAGCCTATTCTTATAATACACCTGATGCAGATATTGGCGCATCAGATTTTTTAGCACCTGCACTGAATTTAACTTTTGGTAGAGCGCTTGGTGGTAAAAAGTTTTTAGCAGATGGTTTGAAAAAGAGTGTTAGATCTGCTGATAAATTACTGAATCCAAAAGCTCTTAGAAATTTTAAATTTAAACCGTTTACAGTCAACTCAGCTACGGGTTTAAATGAAGGTGCTAAAAATTATATGAGTGGTAATTTTAATAATCCAGCTTTTGGTGGTGTTGCATTAGAATCAGCTATGTTACCATTATCGTTTGATGATATAGCAATGCCAGTTATGGAAGGGATTTTTACTAAAGGTGCAGAGCTTTATAATGACGCTGAAAAAAATATAAAAGATTTTAAGAATACTGCTAAACAGACAATAAAAAATTTTAAAAAAGGTGGTATTTATTCTACAGAAGGTTATAAGTCAGGTAGTCCTGATATAAATAATCCTTTTAATATTATTGACTCAAATAATATAACCATGGAAGATGTTGATTTTCCAGTTATGGGTATAGATAATTTAGGTAATAGCAAGATGATGATGCCAGATATGAACTATGAATTTCCAGGTAATAGAGTGCTTGAAATACCAATGGTAAAAGATGGCGGGATAGCTCAATCTAAATCTAAAATAAAAGGTGCTGGTGATGGTATGTTTACTACTAGAAGTTTTAAAAAAGGTGATATGATTGGTTTAGCTCATAGAGATGACCAACCCGCATCTAAATTGGGTAGGATGCATAATCATAATGAAGATTCCCCAACAATGTTTAGTAAAAAAATTGGAAATGAAAGATATGTTTTTGCTAATAGAGATCTAGAACCAGGAGAAGAGCTTACTACTAATTATAGAATGCAACCTGAATTAGAGCAGCCTGAAGATTTTCAAAAGGGTGGTAATGTATCTTGGAACTTTAAAGGTAAATCATATTCAGGAACTTTAATACCTGGTATGGAAGATGAAAATAATAGATATGCAAGAACTCATAATGGAAAAATAAAAACATTACCTAAAGGTCAAGCAGGAAGGATTATAAAAACATTGTCTAAATTTAAAGAAGAACTTCCTAGACTATTACCAAATACTATTGTTTCACCTATGATGGATCAGAGAACTTTTGATAAGTATAAGGCTCTTACTGACCTGATGATAGGTTATGGTTATACTGGTGTACCAACTAATGTATCAGGAACTTTTACAAATCCAGAAATAAAAAGATTTCAAGATATACAAATGAATGCTAACCGTAAAAAATTACGGAAGGTTTTGATGAACTCAAATATTACTAAAAATGAGGTAGCAGGTTTATTAACAAACTCACATTTTAACAAAGGACTCATGGTTCCTAATAGTGAGGGTTATTTAGAACCTAGTCAAGAGAGAATAAATAAAGCAAGAAGGCTAATACAAGAAAAATCTAAAGAAGAGCTTATAGACATTTTGGATCAAGCAATACAACATACTACTAGTAGAAATCTTACAAAACCTGAATATGTACCAGCGATGACTATTGGTGGTGATGAAGCTATAAGACAGATGGAAACATTAGGTACTCTTGATGGTGGTAGCTTAAACCAGACGCCTAGTTCTGCATTAGATTCTTCAACTCTGTTACCTGGTGAACAACCATTAAGTAGATTTAATGATATGACAGATTTCCATAGGAATCTTCAAATAAAACAAGCAGTCGGTTCATTATTTAGAAATAGATACGGTAATGATAGAGAATTGTTTAACGCTTTTCAACAAAGACTTAATCGAGGTTTTTATGGTGCAAAGCCAAATACTATTGTCACAGGTTCTTTAGATACATCTGACGATTCTTATGCTATGCAGCTGGGTAGAATATTTAGAGCTACTAAAGGTACAGATCCTACAATACCAGGTAAATTACCAAATGTACTTCCTTACCCTATGTTTTTAGGTTATTACCCAGCTAACTCAATGGGTGACTTAGCTAGTTTATTAATGGATAACTCTTTAGGTATAAGAAGCAGTGATCAATTAGATATTAGGTCTCAATATCTTCAAAAACAATTGAATGACATGTATGATAAACAAGGCATTCCTGAAAGAGATAGGTTACCTATTGTTCAAACATTGAATTCTCAGGATCCCGTTTCATCATACATTACTAATCCATATGACTTTATGATGCGAGAGAATTCAATTATACTACCTCACTTTGGTGTAATGAAAACAGATTTTAGATTCCCTGAAGGTAAGAAGAGGCCATTATTAAGTAAAGGTGGTAATGTTAAAGATTGTGGTCCAGGTGAAGTTTGGAACGGTGTAGAGTGTGTAAAGTATAGACCTAACCCTTATTATCAAGGAAACTTTAGTCCTGCAGTTGTTCCTGGTAAATGGGATATAAATAAAAAGTATATGTGTAAGGCTGAAGGGGGTTGTCACAATCTTTTCTTTGATGATTTTGATGAATTTATAGAAGAACCAGAAGAAGAACTTATAGTAGAAGAAATACCTGAAGAGGTAATTCCTGAACCAGAACCAGAACCAGAACCAGAGCCTGAACCAGAAATTGAAATAGTACCTCTTGATAAAATAAAACCAGGAACATTTGATTATACACCAGAGCCAAGAGAAGATATAGATCCTGAAGACTTTACAGTAACTGAAATCTGGGATACAGAAGGTGAAAGTGTAATGCCATCAGATATAAATCCAAACCCATCTAGAATCCCGTATAAACCTATAAGAAGAGGTCTTCAATTTTCTAAAGGAGCTTTGTCTGGTAGTGGTCAAGGTTTAGGAGGTAAAAGAAGATATAATAATTCTATTAGAAAAGGTCAAGGTTTGTTTGGCAAAAGAAAAAAAATGGATGGTAGGTTTAAACAATTTTTAAGAAAGAAAGGTATTCTTGAATATGGTGGTATACCTGAGTTTCAAAAGGGAGGTTCTGTAGAAACAGAATTAACTCAAAAAGAAATAGATAACTTAGTTAAACAAGGGTATATTGTTGAGGATATGTAAACTTTTATAGTTTAAACATTAATTTAAATTTTAGTATATTAATATATATTATTACCTATGAAAAAAAGAGTAAAGATTTATAAGTCACCAGATAATAAAGGTGCTTATATAAATAAGACAAAAAAGTTTTTGTCTAAATTTCAAATGGGAGGCGGTATTACAGAACGTGCTATAAGAGATACTTATGCTAGAAATGTATTTGCACAGCTTCGTGCAAATATAAAACCTGAAGAAGTTTATGCAAATCTTTTAACATCAGGTATGGAGAAAAAAATGGCAGGTGCTTTGATGTCAGAGGTAATAAGTAAAATGATTGAGGCTGGTTTATTTGATCCACAGTACTTTGAAAAGATGGCTAAGAAAGTATCAGATCAAAGTCAAGATCAAACTGCTCCACAGTCTGCTAGCATACCAGAAGAAATGACAGACTTAACTCAGTCAGAACAACCTTATCAAGAAGATGGTTACTCTGAGGGTGATCAAGAAGAAATGATGGCACAAGATGAAACTTCTGAGTTATCTATGCAACAAGGTGGTGGAGTTGGTTCAATTAAATTTGATCCTAATTTATCTTTTGAACCATCTAGTGATGAGAATGAGATGTTACAGCAGAAGTTAAGACAAAGTATGTTAAGTAATAGAGGTGCTTATCAAAGTGGTGCAAGTGCAAATATAGGCCCTGGTACTAGTGGTCCAAGTATTTCACCACCACCATTGTCGCCTCCTATATCTGAACAACCACCTGCATCTATACCTACACCCACAGAATCTACACCTACAGAATCACAAAGAGCTCCTCTCATGAAAAGACAACGTGCTCGTAATAGTGCGGTAAATAACTTCTTTGCTAATGCATTTGGCAATAAAGGTCGAGGTAAAAGAAGATATAGTAATAGAACTTATTTTAACAATAGATTACAAGAAGGTGGCCAAGCTGAAGAGCCGCAGCCAGAAATGTCCTTTGATCAGTATATGGATGGTATGCAAAGTCCTATAATGGATATAAGATTTCCAACATTATCTGAATATATTAGTCCAGATAATATTAGTTGGGATGATTTAAGTATGATGTCATATGGTGGTATGACAAAAGGAAAATTTGTCAAGTCATTGCTTAAAAAACAAGAAGGTGGTGATTCAGAAACTATAGGTACTGGTAATAGACAGGATACTTTAACAAATGAGATTAGTAAAAGAAAGTCTGATTTTACAAAAAGTTTAAAAAATCTTTCTACAAAAGCATTGGGTGAAGGGATTTATAATAATGCTAATAAATTAGGTGACCCTAAAGTTATGGAAATGGCAGATGGTTTAGTTCAAGAAGAAAATTCTGAAATGCCTAGAGCTCAGAGAGGTAAGATTATAAAAAATGCTTTAAAAGTTTATAAAGATTTACAACCTGTTAAAAGTTTTAATAAAATTCCTAAAGATGAATTAAAAAGATTGCAGCAAATTAGAGGTTTGATTAGAGATAAAAATTTTATGACTACTGCAAATGATAATGTATTAAAGAAAAAATTAAATTCTGCAAAAACTAGTCATGTATTAGATGAAGATCTTCAAGTAATTTATCCTGGTATGCAATCTAAGGAAGGTATATTAAGAGCTATATCACAAGGTCGTGGGCCGTTACAAAGTGCTGCTGCTGATTTAGATTATGCTAATGCTCCTCTCAGCTTAGAAAATGTTAGGGCTATGGCAGATGCTCAATATGGTACAGATTTTGGAGCAGACTCAAATCTATCTTTTTTCAATGAGCTTACTCCTGAACAAGCTGTAAAGAGATTTCAAATGCTGATGGAAAACCCTACTGGTATGTCTTCTCAAGGTATGATGGGTTTTGAATCTTTAGGTATACCAAGTAAAAATGTTGTGCCTTCATTATATGCTCATAACTATAGAAGTCCTGCTGCTTTAGCAGAAGCTTCAAAACTACAAATGGCTGATATAAGTAAACTACCTATAGGATCACTTGGTACAGGGTCAGATAATCTTACCCTTGATTCTAAATTAATGCAAGATGGTCATTTTGCTAGAATGTTGCAGAATCCTGAACGTTATGGTATATTTGAAAGTCCCATCTTTACTGGTTATAATAGACTTCAAGGTGAAGACTTTTTAACTGATGGGTATTGGGGTAAAAAGATGTATGATGCTATTTATGATTTAAAGTTTCAAGGTTTAAATGATGCAGAAATAGCTAAGGCAGAAGCTAAGATTATTGGTGATACTTCTAAATTAAGAAGAGATTATTATATGACTAACTTAGAGAATATGCAGAATTTAACTGGTCAAGACTTTGGTTATCCAGTATTAGAATATAAACCAGGTAGTATGTCAGCAGATCAAGTACCAAAGGATTTACCTTCTATTACTAGAACAGGCATGCTTGAGTCTAATTTTGGACTTGGTTTAAAAGAGCCTAAAACTACTTATGACTGGGTTGCCCCACATTTTTCTTTAGGTAAAATAAAACAAGAGGGTGGTGAAATGGAAGATGTGCCAATGGCACAAAGAGGTGGTGCTGCATACAAGGTAGCAAAGGCATTTATGGATGCTGGAGCAGCTGAAAAAAATGCTGTTGATCCTTGGGAAGGTTACCCTATTAGAAAAGCTACTATAAACTATAATAGACAAACGGTTCCTTATGGTACATTTAGTGGTAGAAGAGGTGCTTTACGTGATATGTTATTTCCAGCTAATAGGATGTTTGGTAGAATGCCTTATATAAAAACTAAAACTGATTATACAGGTCCTATGAATGAACTTACTCCATTGAGAAGAGAGGTTCTTAAAACTAATAGAAGGGGTATGCCTAAAAAGTATATTGATTATTATACTACTGGATCTGATGATTCTAGTGAGCTAGAAAATCAAATAGATTCTAGAAATCAAGCTACTCAAAAGTTAATTAATTTTGATATTCCAGAAAGAAGTTTTAAAGATAAGTATGGTGACTTAAAAGGAAGTGTGCGAAGAAAAATTAGAAGGGGTGAGAGACAGTCAGACAGAGCTGATAGAAGAGCTAAAAGAAATCCTATGCAAAGTGGAGGTTTTACTAGTAACATGGGTGTCAATGCACCTCAACCTAATATGGAAGTTAATCTTGATGCAGAAATTACTAACCTAGATCCTAATCAAGGCATGATGGGTAGTATGGGAGCATTTATGAATAATAATACACCAGATATGCCTGATCCACAACCTAATAATATTACTGTAGATCCTAATCAAGCTGTAGATCCTATCCAAAATGATTTTTATAATTATCAGTATAATGATAAAAATAAAAAGAAGGGTAAACAGGTTATGTTTGAAAACAAATTAAAAAGAAGAACTAAAGTAACAGATGGTGAAGCATTAGCTAATGTGTCTATAGCTGGTATACGAGGTATTGCTGGACTTAAGTCTAGGTCTAATAGAAAGAATGATTATGCTGATTATAATGATGAGATGACTAGACCAGAAAACTTATATGCTAATACAGTTAAAACTTATAAAGGTGATAAGGTTGATATTGGAGGTAAGCAACTTGGTTTACAGAACTTTGATCAAATGGGTCAAGAAGATAGTACTGGTATGAACACAGCTAAGTATGGTAGGTTTATGCAAGAGGGTGGTTACATGGACCAGTTTGAAGAAAATGGTGAATATGAGTTATCAGAAGAATTAATAGAATATTTACTTGCCAATGGGGTAGAATTAGATTTTATATAGTATGAAAAGAAGAGTAAGAATAAAAAGATTACCTAAAGCTAAAGTCGGACAACAAGTAGATTATAGCTTGTATAATGATAATGCTGCAATGGGTGGGCGAAGTACTCAGTCTATGCAACAGCCTGCATTAAGTTTAAGTAAGTTTATAACTAGTGTACCTAGAGATGAGGCTAATGTTGAGGCTGAAGGTGGTGAAACTGTACTTGGTGATTTGAATGGTGATGGTATTCCAGAACATAAAATAATAAAAGGTCCACGCCATAGTAGTGGTGGTGTTCCTTTAAGCTTACCAGATGATACTTTTATCTATAGTGATACTAGATCAATGAAAGTAAAAGACCCAAAACTTTTAAAACGTTTTGGTAAGAATGAAAAAAAATCTTTAACTCCTGCTAAGATTGCTAAACAATATGATATTAATAAGTATAGAAAAATTTTAGAAGATCCTGATTCAGATCAGTTATCAAGAAAAACAGCTGAGTTAATGATTAAGAATTATAATCTTAAACTAGCTGAATTAGCTTTAGTACAAGAGTCTATGAAAGGTATGCCGCAAGGTTTACCTGCTGTTGCACAGCCCGCTGCAAAAATCTATAATATTGAGGAGGCTGATATTGTTAACCCTCAGTTAAAAGCAGTAAATCAACAATTAACAAAAAAGGTTGAAGAAAAAGAAGGTGGTGGAGAAGATGGTGAGATGAGTGAAGATGTTGCTGAAGCAGAAGAAATGAATCAAGCTCCTGTTGCACAACCATCAATGTCTTTTGGTGGAAGAATTTTAAGAGCTCAAAATGGCATTGATGTACAACAAGCTGAAGTTCAAGATGAGCCACAAAGTTTTTATGATTATGCTAGAGGAGAGTATGATTACTTTATAAATAATCCTGACATGTGGAATCAGGATCCTGATATGATGAATGCTGATGGCACATTTAAGTTTTGCTTAGATTGTCTGGTAAAAGATTATAATAATCCCGATCACTTACAAGGTATTGTGAGGTTAATGGAAGAAGGTTTAACAGAAGGTCCTCATAATACTGAGTGGTCTAATGATTTAGATTTATTTTATCAAGGATTAGAACAATATGGTATAGATGCGCCAAAAATATCAGAGAAACAATATGGTGGTATGCCTATGGCTATGTATGGTATGATGATGGGTGGTTATGATATGCCATTTTATGATACACCTAAAGCTTCTGTAGGTAGATCTATACCTAAAGCACAGAATGGTGTAGAAATTAATGTTAATGATCCTGATTATGAAAGAAAAGCTTGGCAAGCAAATCAAGACGGAAAAAAAATTATTAGAGTTAATGCTGATGGTACCAAAAGTATAGGTAAATATCAAACAGGGGTTACTCCTGATTATGATGAAGAAACTATGGGTACTGATTTTGGCACAACTCCTTCTGGTAAAGCGGCTGCTATTCAATATTATCTTTTAAAAGAAGGTTTTAAAGACCCTAAGATTAGAGATCAATTTAATAAAGAATACGAAAATTCAATATCAGATGTTCGTGGTTATAGAAATGCTGCTGCTAAAACAGCAAATGAAGCATCATTAAGAGCTTTTAACCCAGATGAAAGAATTGAACAGTTCATGAAGATGCAGAAAAGGAACTTGATGTTTAAAGCTAAACAAATTGATCCTGTATTATTTAGTAATAGTGGTAAAGGTTTTAGAAGTTGGCCTGATGTAGAGGCTCGTATAAATTCTGGTATGGATATAGTAAATCCTGAAACAGGTACACCTATAACTACTCAAACAGAATTTAATTCAGCTAAAAAGTTTATAGCTGAAGAATATGGTAGACGTGATAGAAATGGTGATTTAGTAAATCCTAATAATATTTCTTTAGGTCAAATAGCAACTGCTATAGGTGAACCTTTAGAAATGGGTTCTGGAAGCGGTGAACTAGGTGATGGTAAAAATAGTAGAGCGGCTCAACAAGCAGGTTTTCATGCATATGCTAATATGATGAATAATGCAAGTAGTTATGATGCAGATACACAATTTGCTATTAGAAACTTTATGGGTCAACAACAAGAGGGTGATCCAGATGAAACTGGAATGAGAGGTTATCTTGGTACTAATGTATCTCCTATAGATGATTTTGAAAGTTTAGATTTAGATGGTGATGGTATAGTACAGCCTGAAGAATTAGATCCAAATGGGCGTGGTAGTAATAGATATGCAAGTGTATATGGTAACACTACTGCTGGAGAACTTACAGGTATAAAATCAACTAGTGTAGATTATGGTTGTCAATGTGATGATCCTAATGGTGATTTCTATATGGAAAAAGATGAGAATGGTAAATGTCCATGTGATCCTAAAGAGGATAAAAAGAAATGTCCATGTGAGAAAAAAGATGGTAGTATAATAGATGTAGGTGTGGACCCTGCAACAGGTGATTGTTTACCATGTGAAGAGAATGAAAATATACTTGTAGAAGATGAACCAGCTCCATGGTGGCTACAAGATACAATTAAAACTACTGGAGCCTTTGGTGATTTAATGGGTATTAAAAAATATATGCCTTGGGCGCCAAGAGTAGATCTTGAAGAACCTGATGCTATATATGCTGATCCAACTAGAGAGCTTGCAGCACAAGCTGAACAGGCTAATATACAAACGCAAGCAATTAGTCAGTTTGCTGGAGCACAGGCTCAATCTGCAAGAGCTGCTAGTATACAAGGTCAAGCTGCTAAACAAGCTGCAGATACATTAAATCAGTATAACGTAAATAACATAGCTGCTGCTAATGCTAATGAGCAACAAAAGGTTGGTATCAGAAATCAAGAACAACTTACTAATCAACAGATAAGTCAGAACTTGTATGATCAAACCACTGTAGCTAATCAACAGTTTGATAATGCTAAGTTAGCTGCTAGAACTAACTTAAGAAATCTGTATACAAATGCTATTACAAATAGACAGAAGCAACAGAATCTTAATGCATTGAATGAGCAGTATGATATTAATCCAGCTGATGGAGGTAGTTTAGCATTTAAAGGTGGTAGAGATATGACTGGTAAACGTTCAACTGTTCGTAAGAGCTATGGTGAATTAAAAACAGAATGTCAGAATGAAGGTGCAACTAGTGAAGCAGAAATAAAACAGTGTATAGAGATGAAAGAGAAGTTGCAAGCTAGTGCTACATCTGTTAGTAATTCTGGGACACCTCCAGGATATGGTGGTGTTAATGCTGGTAATCTTCCAATACAAGGAAATCAGAAAGGCGGATATGTATATGATGATGGTGGGTTTGTTTATGCAAGTAATGTATATCCATTTATATTATAAACTTTAAACATTTATTAAACTTATAAAATTTTAATAGATTTACAAATAGACAATAAATTATGGCAACGTATTTACAGGGAGTAACAGATTACATACCAGATTATCAGCCTTTTCAGCCTGACTTTAACTTTTATGCTAATGTTTTGCAGACTAAGCAAAATCAGTATGATAAAAACTATAATGAACTTAATAATATCTATTCTGATATTATCAATGCTCCTTTGACTCACAATCTAAATAAAGAAAAAAAGGATGTTCTACTTAGAGATATAGATAATAACTTAAAGAAGGTAACTAATCTTGATTTATCATTACAACAAAATGTACAGCAGGCTACACAAGTATTTAGACCATTCTATGAAGATAAGTACTTGATGAAAGATATGGCATATACAAAGAATGCTTATAATGTATTGGCAAGAGCTAACTCTTTGCAAAACTCTCAAGATGAAAAGTTATCTTCTCAATGGTGGCCTCAAGGTATTAAAGCTATTAACTATCAGATGCAAGATTTTGCTGATGCTACTTTAGAGGAAACATTGGGTTTTAATAATGTTAAGTATACACCATATATTAATTCAGTGCAGCATTATATGGACATGGCTAAAAAGCTAGGCATTAAAGCTCAATCTAAATATAATGTAAATCAACAAGGTCAAAAAGATCCTTATGGTGATATAACTATTACTGCAAGAAACGGTCAACAGTTGATACCAACATTAAATCAAATGTTTATTGCAGAGTATGCTAAAAATCCAAAGCTTCAGGATATATATAGAGTAAGAGCATATGTGGAAAGAAAGGACTGGATTAACCAACATTTAGGTGAATATGGTTCTGATAAAAACGCTGCAGAAAAAGCTTATTTAGAAAAACAATATAACTGGTTAGCTAACCAAGCAAATGATCAAAATAAATTAGCTGCTGAAGATTTAAAAGTTACTAAACAAAAGTCTAATGAAGTTGAAGATGCTATAGAAGCTGGTAATGTAAATCCTAAACAAAAAAAATATTTAGAAGCATTGGCTTCTGGAGCCACAGTACAAGAAGCAATCTTGATGAGTACACGTAAACTAAACGCTAAACTCAATGATGCTAATAGAACTGCAGTTACTCAAGGTCAATCTGGGGGTTTAAATCTTCAGAATATGGATTTAGCTAGAATGAAGGTAGATGCAGGTATGGCCTCTCAGTTTGCTCGTGCAGATATTGGTTTGGCTGCGCAAGGTTATTCTACTATAGATGCTGTATATGAACAAGACTTAAGTAAACTTGGGTTGGAGAGAATAAAAAATAAATACAAAAGAAGTCAAATTGAGTATGAGAATACATTAAAAGCAAAAGCAAAAGCTCATCAAAAATATATAGACTGGGGTATAAAAAATGGTAAGTTTCAATATAAAGCTATTGATCCTAAAAACCCTTTACTTGGTGGTACATTAGTTAATAATGATGACTATGATAAAACTTTTGAAAGAAAAAGTAGTGATCCAGGAAGCACAACTGAAGATCCTATAGATTTAGCAGCATTGAATGCAGAAATGTTAAAGAACTCTGAGAGTGCTGCCAAAGATCCATTTTATGATGCGCTATATACAACTTTGCATAACTTAGTTAAAACAAATGCAATTACTAAAAAAGAGTTGAATCAAATTTTAACTGATAAAAATTTAGTTAGTGTTGGAACTTTTGCTAGAGAAATGGCAGTTAAAGGTGGTAATGATAGATTAGATCCTAATAGTGCCATTGGTAGAAAGATAAAAGAAATGAGTACTAAGGAGTTTTATATGTCCACAGGTAAATATAAGGACGTTGTAAAATCTCCTAATGGATATATTGGTACATTACAAGATGGTAGTCAGGTAACACTTAGACCTAATCCAGATAGGTTTGCCCCTGGCATAAGTGAGTTAATGACAGCTCAAATGTTTACTGGACAATCTGAATTAAATCCAAATACATTATTTGAAAGGCCAGGAACTTATAGTGAAGATGCAAATGAAAAAGCTTTTGATAAGTTTCAAAAAATGTATGAAACTTGGACTAAAGATAAGACTAAAGGTAGAAGTATGATGCAAAATACTTTTGCTCATGATGGTTGGGAAAATTGGTTAATAAAAAACGCAGGATCTACTACATCTGATAGATGGTTAGTATCTGAACCTAAACTAGTAGATTCTAGAATGAAGTTTGAACAATATCTTCAACTGGAACAGGCTAATGAAAAAATCTATGATATTAATTCATCTAAAGTAATGGATGGTTTAAAAATAGCTTTGACTAAAAAGTATTCTGATGTTTTAGATGAAGATGATATACATGATTTAGCTGAATATTATAAGGAACAATATTTTGATGGAGCTGGTCTTGTTAGAAAGTTAGGAGAAAATGAAACTGCTATACAAGATGGTAGAGAATTAGAGGATGTGGATGAGTTAGTAAATATTGATGGTACTGATTATGCTGGTCCTGATGTAGAATCATATGTTTTAGAAAACATTTTACCTAAGATACTTGAAAAAAATGCCATTAAGGAAAGAGAAGTTGTAGGTAAAATTAAAAAGGGAACTGATTGGAATGAAACAAAAGGTTTAAGTAGTGAGCAATGGGAAGAGCTAAATAGATATATAGATAATGATGCTACTATGCAATCATTAGAACGACAGTATGGTTTAGAATCTGAACCTGAATTAATTAATACAGCTGATTATTGGGATATACCAAGAGCTTCAGGTTATGATTCAGTTTCAGATTATAGAGATGAGTTAGCTGCAGAATGGAAAAAACAAAATAATACTGCTGCTGGAGAGGTTGAACAAGCAAGCTCTTTTGCTAATGATATAGAATCTGTTTTAGATGAAGCTTATAATGGTATTGTCTATGATCCAAATAAAGAAACAGGACTTATTACTATGATTAATGGTATTAGTTCAGGCGCTATTGGTGGAAAAGCTTCATTAGCTAGTAACTTTGAAGATAGATATGTAAATATGCAAGATCCACAAAGCCAAGGTTTTAGAGATTTCCAAGGTATTATACAAGATCTAAATAAAATTACTTTTAATCAAGTAGGTAATTATAGAGTTAGTACTGTTGGTTTAGCAAAACCTGAGTCACAAGAAGATGGTAGATTTAAACATGATTTGGAACCAAATAAGGCTGTGCGTCTTGTAGAAACTTTATTTCAAAATGCAATTAAAGCTGGTTCTAAAATAGATCCTATTAAAATTAGTAACTCGCGTATAGCTATGGAAGATAGAAATACAAATGCAATTACTATATTTCCAAGTAGAAAGTTTTTAGAAGAGAATATTAAGTCAGTACCATATCAAAATTATGAGGGTGAGACTGATGATAAAAGCGCTATCAATGCATCTATTGATAATATTATGAGTAATGGTATAACATTTATTGCTCCAAAAAATGAATGGGCTAATGAATTTATAACTACAAATAAAGAAACACCATTAGAAATGGCTTTAAATGCTCTTGGTGAAATTGAATATCAAGATCCTTATAATGCAGGTTCTTACATTATACAAAAAATTGATGGTGTCCCTGGGGTAACACATCAAGGTATTTTTACTTTGCAGGGGTTAATGGCAGATGGTACAATTAAAACCTCATCACCTCAACCTTTATCTTATGGTGTAAATAGAAATGGTTCAACACTTGAGGATATTCAAAGAAGTATGATGGAAGCAATAAATGCAGCTTCTATGCAAAATCAAATGATGTATAAAAAGTTTGTTAAGGAAGGTAATGAAGAAGCTATTGCTAATGCAGAAAAGGTATTTGGTATGACCCCATCTAATGTTGGGTTTAACTATAATGATTAATTATGGCAGAAGAAAAATTAAATCCAGATAGTCAAGTTGATGAGTTGGCTGGTATGACAGACATGTTTGATCCTGCAAAAATAGGTATGTCTAATGAATTAACACCTATGTTTCCTAATTCTGTACCTAATGCTTTTGAAAATACTACGTTTGATACTCAAAAAAATACAGGGGGATTACCACCATACTATACACCTCAAGATGTTAAAGAAAATTCTACTAATCCAGATTTAGGTGGTGATTGGATCGAGGCTTTATCTAGAAAAACTGCAGCTACAGTAAATTCACAACAAAACAAAAGAGCGTATGCTCCTATGTATACTTTTGATTCATCTCCTAAAGGTGCATTTAAAGATAGATATAAGGCTTATGGTCAAGAGACGTATAATAAAATAGGATTTAACCCACTTATTGATAATGAGTCTTGGTATAATGATAATACAAGCTTTGGTGATGATCTAAGTAGAACATTGAAAGTTGCTGCTTTACCAATGCTAGGATTAGGTTTTATGAGTCCTTTGCATTCATATGGTAATATGATGCAAGGTAAAAGTCCTTTTGATACAAGTGATGAAGAAGCTTCAGAATATGATTATTTAAATCAACTTGCTTATAGTAGTAAGGGTGGATTAGGTGGTTTCACAAATAATTTAGTTTTAAGTGCTGGTTACTCAGCTGGTATATTATTAGAAGGTGCTATAGAAGGTGCTCTTATTGGTGGTGCTGTAGGTTTAGCAGAAGGTGGTGTTGGAGCTGTTCCTGGCGCTGCTTTAGGTGGTGTAACAGGTATGTTTAAGAACTTTGCAAGACTACCTAAATCATTATATCAATCTGCTAAAGCAATGGGTAATATGATGAAGCAGATTAAAACGTATTCTAATGTTGCAAAATCAAAACAACTTTGGAAACAAGCTGCTGGAAACTTTGGTAAATTTATAAACCCATTAGATAATACTTATGAAGGTATTAAAACTTCTAAAAATTTAACTAATCTAGCAAGATATTCAAGAACTGCGGGCGCTTTTTGGAATGATGTCAAGAATATGAATATGGCTATTTCTGAAGGTAGACTTGAGGGTGGTTTTACTAAGCAACAAACATATGATGAATTATATAATGATTACTACTCCAAATATGGTGTTGCTCCAAGTGCTGAACTACAGAGTGAATTTATGCAACAAGCTGATGCAGCTGGTTGGAGAAACTCTTTACATAATTCAGCATTAGTTTTTTATACAAATAAGATTGTATTCCCTTCTATTACACAAGCTAGTTTCTTACGAGGTACATCTAAGATGGCTGCGGGCACTACTGTTTTAGGTAGAGCTAATAGAGAATACCAGCTTGTATATGATCCAGGAAAAAAGGTTGTAGATGGTGCATATAATATAGAAAAAATAGGTTTTAAAAATGCTTTAAAAGGATTTACTAAGCCTAAAGTATGGGGTAATACTGCATGGAATTACTTTAAGGGTAATGTCATGGAAGGATTTCAAGAGACTGCTCAAGATGTTTTAAATGAAGCTACTAAACAATATTATAAGAAAACTTTTTATGACCCAAGCGCTAAAAACATGCAATATGTATTGGGTCAATTAAGTAATGGTATAGATCAACAAATTAGTGCTCAAGGTTTTGAAACATTTGCATCAGGTTTTGCCATGGGAACTATCTTACAGTTACCAGGTAGATTGGTTAATGGTGCCACTATGGGTTACAATAGATTTTATAAGCATAGAAATAATTGGCAAGAGTATTTAGATAGTCAAGAAGAACAGGCTAATCAAATGAAAGATGCTTTAAACACAATGCATAAAGATGCTAAATTCTTTTTTGACCCAAGATTTAGTAATTATGCAAATCAGATGCTAGCTGCTAAAACAATAGACTCAGAAGAAATAACTGAGAAAGAGGCTAAAGATACTGCATTTGCCGCATTTATGAGTGCTGCTATGACATCTTTACAGAATAATACTTTTGATATGTTCTTAAAGAATTTAAAGTCTTATAAAGAAGCTAGTCCTAAAGATATTGAAGAAGCTTGGGGGCTTGAGTCAGGTCAGGGTCAAAAAGCTCTAGCTGATTTAGATGCAAATATACAGTCTGCAGAGATGGTTTCTAAGAGGTACCGTGCTGCTAGAGATAAAATGAAGTATCAAATTAATTTAGATGACTTTAAAAAAGGTAGTGAAGATTATCAGAAGGCTCAAATATATAATAGAGCGTACCAATTAGCGCTACAAAACTTTGTCTTTTTTCAAAGTTCTTTTGATGAGAACCTAAAAACACAAAGCAAGCTTTATAATATGCTAAGTGAAGTAGATGCTATTAAAAACTTAAACTTCTCAGAAGTAAGTTCTTTAGTAGATCCTGCAAAGCTAAGTAGAGAGATTGCAATGTTAGAAACTGAGTTAGATGGTTTAAGATCTAATCCTAATTTAGAATATCAATCTGAGATCAATCAAGACCTAGAATTTAGACAAGCAAAAATAGAAGCTCTTAAAGAGTATGAATCTGCTCAGAATGATCTGATAAATGCATACTTTAAAAATAAAATTGTTAGTAATCTTAAGACTGAAATGATGGAAAAAGATCCATCATTGACCCCAGAAGAGGTTGAGATACAGGTCTTAAATGAAATGATGAAAGATTTTGAAGATGGTAAAACTACTGAATTTTCAAGATACAAAGATTCATTTAGAAATTTATTAATGTCATTAGTCTCTGATCCACAAGAAAGAGCAAAGCTTGAGATGCAATTAGATAATGAAAGTTTTGATAATTTATTTGATTCATTATTAAATATGCACATTATTAAAAATGAAAATGCTGGTCTTGCTACATATATTAATCTACTAAGTAATCCAAAAGATTTCTTTGAGCATGTTGATTCTAATTTTAAGTGGATGAAAGATCTCTATAATAATAGAGAGCAATACTTTAAAGATATAGTTGATGCTAATCAATCTAATATAGAAAAAAATGCTTTAATAAATGAGCTTGCAGATAAAGGTATCTTTGTAGATCTAGAACAGTTTGCAGACTGGGTTGAAGATCATGATAAACTACCTGATTATTTTATAGATATAACTAACAAAAGAATAATAAATAAGGATAGTCTTTTATATGAGGAGTATGTAGAATTATTTGAAATGGCTGCTGAGGCAGACTATCAGAGAGATGATCAAGAGGATGTTACTGATAAAGATACTTTTGAGGCTAGAAAAAATGAGATAGAAGCTGCTAGAACCGAAGCTCTTAATTATGAAAAAGAAGAGTTTGATATTGCATTTAAAGAAAAGTTTGGTAATACTCTTGATGAACTACTAAAAGAGATTGATAAAAGAGAGGTTGATACTGAGCAACAACGTATAGATTTAGTTGCAAGAATGAACCTACTAAATAGTATTCTAAATCAATTAGAAAGTAATGATTATGTATTGCTGGAGGCTGCATATCAATCTACAGTTGCAGAAGGGTTTATTACTGAGGAACAGTTTCAAGAATCTGTAGAAAGATTAATTACTATACCAGAAAGCTTACAAAAATTAAATAAGACTGCTGATAAAATAAAAGCTGATGTTGATGAGTCTGTATTACGAGATACTCAGGTAGGTGCTGCATTTCAAAAGTTAATTTTGTCTGCATATTTGACTGATGTTAAAGATCAGCTTCAACAAGAAATTAATGATGCTGAAACTGATAAACTTATAGTTGGAGAAAACGCTGATGCTTATCTGTTAGATCCAATAAATGTATCTTATAAGGAGTCTGTTAAACAAATTAATGAGGAGTATGATGCTCTTTTAGAAAAGTTGACTGATGAGTTTAGATCTTCTGATAGAGAAATAAATGCTCCTGCGTTTTACACTACAGATACACCATTTAAAGATTTTGATGTTGATGCTCAGGAAGAGATAACTTTTCAGTTTGATGAATTTTTAGTAACTGATTTAGAGGAGAGTGAAAATTTAAAAGAGGTAGATCCTAATAAATATGAAACTTTAAGGGATAGATGGTTAAAACAACAAGTTTATTTAATTGATGAGCTTAATGAAGAGTTAGCTAGAGTAAACCGTTTAAAAGCAGAAGAGTTAGCAAAACCTCCTACTCTTAACTTTTTACCTTATAAAGCTACAGCTAATACAAAGTCAGAGGAAATTAGTAAAATATATAATAAATTAGAATCTATACTACGTGATGGAGAGTATGCACCAAATGCTCAGAAACCTAATGAAAAAGTTCAACTCACTGCTGAAGATATAGCAAATATTAATTCTGACTTAGAAGCAATACGTGGATATTTAGATGCTCGATCTAAAGCTTTTCAACCTCAAACTCTAGCGCAAGAAGTAATTTTAAATATTACAAATAACATTATTAATAGACGTAATGAGGTTGTTGAGATTGAAGATGCGGATGGTAATGTTACTGGTAGAAGATTTGCAGACCGTGAAGAAACTGACCCTAGACCAACTCGTGTAACTAGTGTAGCTGAAAAAGTTAAGCAAGATTTAACAGGAGATCCTCAGTTTAGATATGATCCAATTGAAAAAACAGAAGATGGTCAGCCTGGTCCAATAGAAAATCTTTATAATACTATTTTTGAAAGTGATAAGCTACCCACTCTAGAGTCAAAAATAGATAAGTTTATTTCAAGATTTAGAGAGCTAGCTTATAGTAATTATAAAAATAGTTTTGGTAGTGAAAAGAAGCTTGGTATTTTAGAGAATGCGTTTAGAAAGAATCCAACTTTTGAAACACTAGATCGTGTTGTTAGAAAACTTGCAATGAATCATTACTCAGAGAGTGGTAATACTGTAGATATACTTACTAGAATGTTTTTAACTCCTAAAGCTGAACAAGGTGGTCCAGGATTTATAGATTTTAACTATGATTCAACTGTAGAAATGAAAGGTCTTCCTGTGAAAATTTCAGATGTTATGTCAAGAGAGGCTTTTGATGCATTATTCAAAACAGGTAGTGGTATTATTTCTAAACTTAGAGAAGGTGTTATAGATGGTAAGTGGCAAATTCTTTCTGAGAATGTTTTACTTTTTGATAAAAATTTATTAGAACACGGTATTACAGGAGAAATTGATCTTCTTGCTGTAGATACAGAAGGTAATGTTAAGATTATAGATATTAAAACTGCTCAACCTGGTACATGGTCAAGGTTTGGTACAGGCGAAAGGTATGATAAAGAATCCTACTTTAGAGCCCAACAAACTATTTACAGTGATTTATTTTATAATATGACTGGTATAAATGTAGAGTCTATTGGTTTATTACCATTAGAATTAAATGTAACTATTGATGGTTATATTAACTCTATTAAAAAGCCAGGTATGATGAGTGGCATTCAAGATGATACTATAGAAATAGAGTATCTTACAGAAGTTGCTAACTATGGTATAGAGAGAATAGAGCCAAATTTAACAAAAATCGAAGGGGAAAATGCTAAAGGTGAGGTTTCTGTAGACTCAACAATACCATCTTCTGATCCTACACAGCTTAGTCTCCGTGATAACATAGGCAATATGATTATCTATCAGGGAGAAACAGGAACCTTAGTTCAATTACCTAATGGTAGATACGCATTGAGACAAGAAGCCCCTGCAGATATGGCAACAGAGATTGCTTTGGAACAACTTCGTAATGATTTGTCTTTAGAACAAGCTAGTGAATTTAAGAGTGATGAGGTTATATCAAATTTAAAATCTGAAATTTCTAAATTAGAAAAGAAAAAAGCTAAACCTGGATCAGAAATAACAGAGATATTATTCAATTTAAAACCTGTTAGTGACGGTGATATTAGTATCATGGATATAGGTATACAACCTACAGCTACAATTGAAAAAGTGGGTCAGCAAAGAGTTGTTGATGCACAAGTTATAAATGCTAAGTTTGATAACCCACAAGAATCAATTGCTACAATTAATGGTGTAAAATATGATGTACTGCGCGATGCTTCAGGGGCTATTACATTATTAAGCTATAAACAAAATTCAAATAAAATAAATAGACTTAAGAAAGCTTCATCTGATTTAAGTGTTAAAATATTTCAGCTCAGGAAAAACCAGGCTAAAGCTAAATCTAAAAATGATACTAATCGTATTATTAGAAAAATATCTAGATTTCAGTCAGAGAAGAAAAGAATTGACTCTGAAATAACAGAGTTATCTAACAACAATCCAACTGTATATTTACGAGGTGGTAATCTAAATAGTTATATTTTTGCTTTAAATAAATTACCTAATAGTTTTCAAAAAATAACTAAGAATAGGGTTGGTTCTGATGAAGTTAGAGATCTAAAAGAAATTGGAAGATTATCTATCAATCAAACTATATCAGAAGCTATAGATTCTATTCTATCAGAAAACTATCCTGCTGCTATGGATACATTAATAGATGAAGGTTTAGAAGGTGTATCATATCAGAATGGTCAAGAACTTATTGATTGGGTTAAAGATTCAATTATAAAGCTTGAACAGCTAGGATTTGATTTTATAAACAGAGGTGATATTGTAGATGATATAGTAAGACAAATAAATTCACTAAATTTACTATTATCAGATTTAGAATTAATTAAATTAAACAAGGATGGCAAAATCAGTAAAAGACAAAAAGGAGAAGTCAAAGACCTCTTTGATCCCGAAAAAATACAGGAAAGGTCTAGTGTACCTGAGAATGCAGAGCCTAGACGACAAGAGACAAAGAGAGTTCTTAGACCGTCTACAACAAGAGAGTTAAAAGCAGATATTAAAAAATCTAGAGGTTTAGATATTCTTGAAACTAGAGAGGAGCAAGAGAATCCTTTGATTACAGATATTAATGAGGCTAATGCTAGCACAATTAAAGCTGCTTATGAAAAAGCATTCTTGGAAGCTAATAAAGACGGTTCAGAATTAAACCTTGACGCTGTTAAAGAAGCTTATAGTACTAAGTTACAAGAGATTAATAAGTCAATGGATATAGAAAATTTAATTCCTGGTGAAACATATTTGTCTCTTAATAATGATGGATCTATATATTTAGTAAAAAGTATAAAGAATAAAGAAAGTATTAGACCGTTGGTTGTTGTGCAAAATATAATTAGTAAAAATACAAGAGATTATTCGAAGATTGAGCTTAAATCAACATTTAGTAGAATAACTGAAGAGGAAACTATGGAACTAGAAATTACGCCAGAAGATAATGATATAGCAACAGAAAATATTGCTGATCTTAAAAAATTAGGTGAAGATAAAGAAGCTATAGATAAGGCTAAAACAAATGCCACTGAAAATAGCAGAGAAGACCTATTAAGACAATTAAAAGATAATTCAGAAAACTGCTAATAATGGCCTGTAAATTAAATAGCGAACAAGCACTTCAAGTATACTCTCTATTATATAAAGATATAATGGAGGGTGCTGAACCAATTAATATAAATTCTTTTATTAGAGAGTTGTATGACCTTGTCCCAGATAAAGCTAAAGCAAAACTTTATGCTCAAGCTGTTCCTGATATTTTAAATTTAGTTTCTCAAGATGAAGCTATTATAGAAAAATTAGTTGAGCAAGATTTTGATTTTAACAATCTTGCTAAAATGCGTGTAGATTTTAATAATCTTTGGAATGTAATGATGGCCGTAACAGATCCAAAACCAACTAAAGAAGAAACTGAAGAGGAAATAAAAGAAGCTAATAGAGAAAGAAAAAGTCAACCATCTAAACCAGTAGAAGGTAAAGAAGAAAAAATTCTTTGGTCTTATAATGAGAATGAAGGCGCTAAGATTGTTTTTCCTTGGGCAACTACTACACAAATGGCCTACTCTGCTAATCCTGAAGAAGTTTCTGAGTTTGAAAGAAATCAATTAGATCCAGAAAAAAAACTTTTTTATGAGGTTATAAAAGATATAGTATATCTAGCAAGACAAAAAGAGTCAGATACTAATGAGATTCTTTATGACGGTACACCTGTAGCTTTAGTTGCAATGAAATCATCTGAGGTCCCAAAAGAAATGCTAACTACAGATGACCGTAATTTTCTAGATAAAAATCCTAGCTATGAAGGTATTATTACAATAGTATCAAATGCTGAAGGTAGACCTTTATATTTTGATGATAATGCTAGGATAACAGAAGAAGGCGCTGGAAGAATAGTATATAGTTATTTAAGACAAGTAAATTTAGTTGGTGATAAACTATTACTATCTAATAGGAGTAAAAGACATTATAATCTAGTTGAACCAGAAGTTATTGCTTCTAGATTAGTTAAGCAAATGGAAGCTCAACCAAAAGCTAAAAAGGTTACTAAAGAATTTTATGAGCAAAAAGTAAAAGAAATTGCAGAGCAGCAAGAGCTACAATTAAATGAGCTTTATAGATTAAGAGAGTTTTTATTATCAGAGGAGGACGCTGCAGTATTACTACCAATTACAGGTGGTAGTTTTGGTATCCAAACAGATAGGACAAGAACAATGTCTTTATCACAAGCTGGTCTTACTTTAGAGGATGTGAAGCAATATGAGCAAATAACTACAGGTCCTAAGAAGGGGTATCAAATGATTATGGTATCTAGAAAAAAACCTGGAGTAACTATTGATCAACAAATTTACTTTCAAAGAGGAGATATCACATCTGAACTTGCAGATAAGATTGCTGACGTATTAACTACAAAGGCTACACTGAATGGAAGAGAGCTTACACCTGAACAAAGACAAGCTTATTTTGAGGTGTTTATAAATAACTCTATACCAAGAGGTCAGAGAACAAATAGAGATAGAATAACTGCAAAAATGAGAGTTATTGATAATGTACCTCAACTTGTAGTTAAAATAAAAGGTGAGACTATTAAACAAGAAGATCTTTATACTGAAGATACTAGAACTTTAATAAAAGAGCATTTAATGTCGGCTGTTGATTTTAAAGGTGTGAAGACATATCCAGCTAATGTGCATTTTAATGGTACATATAAAAATGGGTCTTTTACAGATTACAATATATCAGAAGGTAAAATCACTACTAATGAACAAAAGTATTTTGATTTTATAGCTCCTTTTATGAAAATAGAATTTCAAGATGTAGATAACGCATACTTTAATGGGTTAAATGCATATATGAACTATTCTATCCCTAACAATCTTTTACCTGCTTCAGAAGAAGCATATGAGGTGGGTAGACCTAAAACAAGAACAAAAACAGATATTGAAAAAAGATATGAACAAGCTAAATCTAAGAAAAAAGATAAGGAAGCTCCTAAAAAGAAAAAGACAAAGTTTAAAGCTAAAAAGGCTGAGTCTAAAAAAGAAGCTGTAGAAAATAATCCTGCAACTAAGGTAAATTTATTAGATGATATTTTAAATACACCTGGTCGTAATTTAAATAGTTCTAGAAAACTTAAGCGTGAAAAAGCTTATTTAAAGCAAGTTTTTACATCTAAAAAAGATCGTGATGCAGCTGAGACTTGGTGGAGCAATTCACCTTTAAGTAAACACATTAGTTTAACTAGAATTACTGAAATAGTAAATTCAGATGCTTATGCTACTTGGCAAAACTTTGGTATAACTTTATATGAAGGAGATGGTGGTACATCCGTAGATGTATATCATGAAGCATGGCATGGTTTCTCACAGTTGTTTTTAACAAGAAAAGAAAAGATCTCACTGTATAATGAGGTTATGAAAAATGATAAGTGGAAAAACAAATCATTTTTAGAAATTGAAGAAGACTTAGCAGAATCTTTTAGAACTTTTGCTATATCAAAAGGTAAACAAAAACGTCAAGGTGTTATAGGTAGAATCTTTAGAAAGATATATAACTTTTTAAAATCTTTATTTACAGGTGTTAGTAAAAGAGATGTTGTTAGTACTCCACTTGATATACCTGTAGTTAAAGAATTGTTTGAAAATTTATATAGAGCTTCTGACAACCCTTCAATTTTATCTAACCTTACACCTTCAATGAATAATATTATATTCACTGAACTAAATAGGTCTAAAACAATTAATGAAAACTTTTCTATTGATGAGTCTATTAAAGCCTCAAAACTTGTAGATAATTTAATTGCAAATGAGATAAGATTATACAATTTAGAAGATCAAACTACTGCAGCTGGACTTAGGATATTAAGAAATACAGATGATAAAATAGCTTTATATCAAGATGTCTCTGATAAAGTTTTTGGTATTAGAGAGCAGTATAGAGATATTTATGATCAAGTTATTGAAAACAATGACAAAGTAGAAAATCCAGATGTAGTTCTAGAAAAAGATTTAAAAGATAAACTAACTCTTCTAGATAAGATTATTGACAATTTTGGTGATCCTGTAGAAGTTTTTGAAACTGATATACTTCAAGAAAATGTTATTTCATATAATATTGAAAAATCAATCTATAAAGTTTTAGGTGATACTTTTGTTGAAATAGAAGACCCAAGTAATTTAGAAGCTAGTGAGCTATTTAAAAGAGAAGGTGGTAATACCATATCTTCAAGAGAACTTGCTGGTATGGACACATTAATGCTTTTAGCTAGTATTAATAAAGTTGAAAAGAATGATGCTGGCGAGGCTATAATAGTTAATGACTTTTTTGGTATACCTGATATACAACCTATAGATATTACTTGGAATAGGTTAGCTAAAATTTTACAAGGTTCTTTTGATGAGCAAGATATGTACAACAGGATCATGGAGAACTCTCAAAACTACCCTGAACTATCTCAGCTTTTAAATCTACTACCTAATCCTGGAGCACAGTACAAAGATGGTGCTGAGTTTGATCTAGAAACTAGTTTTTGGCAAGATTTTAAAAAGCCTAGAATACCATATGTACAACTAAATCTACAGTCTAATAAAGATGAAGGAGATACTTATGGCGCTAGAATGTCTAGAACTAATTTTGATGTATATCAAGTTAGAAGAGATTGGGAAGTTAATTTTAAAGTTAGTGATTCTACTACAAATCCATATGTTAGTAAAGTTAAAACAAGACCTGTATTAAAAATAGATGAAGTTCTTAAAGATTTTGGTACAAATGGTCAGTTTAATTATAAAAAAGCTAATAGTTTTTTAAGAGCCATTGGTGTAGAAATGGATATGTCTAGTGTTGCTATTCAAAATATTGTTAATGATCCACGGTTTGCAATTAGATTTGGAGTTGATCAGATTTATAGAATTTTAGAAAATGTAAATAAATCTACAGATAAAGATTTTAAAGAAGAGTTTGCAATGAATCCTTTGAAGAATTTATTTGAAGGTAAAGGTAATGAAGATGTCAGAGGTAGATTAAGAGTTTTAGCTGAATTACAAAATCAATTTTCAGATAGATTTTCAAACTTTAGTGTTACTAACCCAGAAAAAAGTAGGGTGTGGGAACATTTTTTAGATAATACTATCACTAGAATGGTTACATCAATTAACTATGCTAGTAGTTGGCAAGAGCTTACAGGTTATAGAGATGCGGATCCTAATCAGTTATTCAAACATATGTATTGGATGAATCCTGATAATAATACTCAAACTCAATTTTCAGTGTTACTAGGTTCTATTTTTGATTTACAAGAAGGATCAAGTACATTTGGTGAGAAAAAAGAGAATGCATTAGTTTTACAAAATGTAGCAGGTACTCAATTAATAGATAAAAATGAAAACTCTGTAGGACGTAATACTGCTTCTATGGATTCAACTAGTAAGATGTTACAAGAGTTTCATAGTATGCTGCTAAATGGTGTAGAAGAATTTATGCGCCATGCTTCTAAAAATACAGCAATGGGTATTACAACTAGTAATCCTATAAATACTTATGATGGTAAGTCTAGTGCTAAATTATATGTAGATGTTCAAGCTTTTATGCCAGGAAGGTTTGGAGAAGACCGTGGTACAGATATAATGACTAATTATTTAGCTGGTGAGGTTAATAGAATTGTTCGCTATAATATTGGTGACTATAGTAATATTAAAGGTTATAATAGAAAAGTTAAAAATAAGTTGGGTCAAGAAGTAGATGCTGGATCAGCATTAACAGCCTTTGATGATATATTATCTTATGATACACAGAAAGCTATATATGCTAAAGTTAAAGATGCTGAAAAATTAAATAATCCAAATTATAATTTTAAACCTGTTCTATTAGCAGATGCTGAGTTATTAGAAAATGTTCGTCAAGATATCCAAGATTACTTTGATCGTGTTACAGAGCAGACTAATAACAAGTTAAGTAAAGCTTCTTATGTAGATCAATCTTTGTTGGATAAAGTAGATATTAGGGGTTACAATTTAACGTCCGAGGAGCTGCAGAAAGTACTTGTTAAAGCATATGTGTATAATTCATGGATCCATAAGTTTGAAACAACTATATTGGCCTATGGTGATGCTGTTCAATATAATCATGCTAAAGAAGAGTTTCATAAACGTAATGCTGGTCTAGGTGCAGGAGGAAGAGGTTTCCGTAGTGATCTTAGAGCTCAAAAGTTTATTAATGATAATTCTATATTTAAAAGATATTATGCTGATAGATTAGGTAAACCTAAACGTAGATATGATGGAACTTTAAATACTGCTATTATTAAAGAGATTGAAAATGATTCTTCAATGTATTCGGAGTATCTAAAGCATCTAGAGTCAGTTTATTTTAAAAGACTTAAAAATCGGGATAAGGCTAAAAAGCTTGCTAAAACCGCCATGGGTGAATACTTAGGTATGAAAGTTGGTGATGGACAAGGGTATGTTACGTTTGAGTCTTATAGAATGCTTAAAAAGCTTGAGAATAATTGGACAGATAATCAAGAGCGTCTTTATAGAAAAGTAGCATTAGGTGAAAGTTTAGCTATAGAAGATTTAATAGAGTATTTCCCTCCTTATAAGGTACAGTACTTCGGTAATATACAAAATAAGGGTCTTCCTGTAACATCTTTTCATAAGTTCTCTTTAGCGCCATTAGTCCCAGGGGTTGTTGAGGAAACATCTCCACTTCATCAGATGCATATGAAAATGATGGATCAAGAAATTGATTATGTAACTTTTGAATCAGGCTCAAAGATATCTCACATCGGTTCAGGTGATCAAGTATTAGTTAATGGTGAGTTTAATAATGAATTAGAGTTTACTAAAAATGTAATATTTGCAGAGTATTTAAAAAATCAGACAGAAGTAAATAAATCTTACAAGGGTAAATCAATATTCTCAACTCAGATGAGAAAACTTATACTAGAAGGTTTGTATACTCAAGGGGTTATTGATACTACAGATGATTCTAAAATAACTAGCAAAAAAGTAAAAAGATATTTAGATCATGTTGCTGATTATACGGAGCTCGCTAAGTTTGAATTATTAGAAGAAATAGGATACAAAGAAGATGGTGAAAATAATTTTGTACCCAAGGGTCCAGGTAGTACCGCTAAATTAGTCCAAATAATTAGAACTAATTTAGAAAGAGAAGATCTACTAAGTGATAATCTCATTGAATTTATAGATGTATTTGACAGTGGTGAACTACAACATGATACCTCGTTTCATCCAGATGCTGCCAAAATTGAGAAGGTATTATTATCTATTATAAACAAGAGGATCATAAAGCCTAAGATTAAAGGTGAACCTTTAGTTCAAAAATCATCCGCGCTATATGGTATAAACTTGCCTACATATTTTAGAGATAAAAAGAAAGGTAATAAAACAGCTGCTATGAAAGTGGCCATTGCTATGCAAGGTGATTATTACAATCTATTTAATCTAAAATATTCAGAGAAAGCAGGGTCATTAGAGTTTATTAAGGTAACTGATGAGAATGGTGAACTAGATATTGAAGCTAGCTTGGCTAGACTTAATGAAAAGATTAAAGATGAGTCATGGTTAGATGCTAATGATGGGGCTAATAGAAAAGCTATTACACTGGTAGGTGTACGTATCCCAGTACAAGGTCTTAACTCAATGGAATTTGCTGAGGTCTATGAGTTCTTGGCGCCACAAGCTAGTAATATAGTAGTAGTTCCAGAAGAAATTGTAGCTAAATCAGGTGGTGACTTTGATATTGATAAGCTTACATTCTTTATGAATAATTTAGATGCAGTAGGTAAGATTATTAAACCTGAGTTCTCAGATACAAAAGCACTAAAATCAGATATTGCTAAGAATGGATTAGAAGCTCAAAAGATAGCTAAACAAAAAGCAGGATTAGAGAATGAAATGATCAATGATATCAGAGAGATATTAGAGATGCCACATAACTACGCAAGTTTGATTACACCTAATGGTACATTTATATTAAAAGACATTGCAGACAAGCTTTCTAAAAAAGTTATGGATTATAATCCTAATGCTGTTATGGATAGGGATGGTAAGTTTGTAGATATCAAAGGCATTAGTCCAACAAGAATATTTGAGCCTCTATATAACTTATATAAGCATGAGTCAAATGCTGTAGGTAAAAGAACTTTAGGTTTAGGTGCTGTAGAAAATACATTTAATGTAATAATGAATGCGGCAGGTGCTAAAATGCCTGAGTTTATAAATATTGGTAAAAATAAATCTGAGAAAAGACAGGTCAATATGTATCTGAGACATCATAAATTTGGTGACACTGATAGAATTTCTTTATCTAATCAATATGATGTAGATGGAGTAAATAAGATAGCTGATGTTATATCACAAATGATGAATGGTTGGGTTGACGTTGAGAAAGATGCATGGATCTTTTTTATACAAGGTAATTATGAGGTAGCACCTCAGTTATTATATCTTGTAAAAGCTGGTGTTCCAGTTGAAGAAGCTATTTATTTTGTTTCAAACCCCCTTGTAAGAGAGTATGTTGAACAACAACGTTTAGCTAAATCTACTTTTGCTAAGTTGTTAGGTACAGAGCCTAATGCTCCGCAGTTTGCTAAACGACAAGCTGCTAGTAATGTTATTGGTAATAATAATGTGGCGGGATTAAATATGAAGTCTAAAAATTCTGCAAGAAATGAAACAGGTGAAAATTTAATATCAGATTTATTTTCAAATAGAAAAGATAAGACTTTTACTTTAGATGAAATGCGTAAAGTCATAGATACTAATGATAAGCAAAGTGATTTATCCCATGCTATGTTTTTACACTACTTGTCTCTTGAAGCTCAGGTTTCTGGTTTAACCAGACTTAAGCTTAGTTCTAATCCAGATACAAGTACTAAAAGTACAATATCTGATGTTGAACAAACAGAAGCTGATCTAGACATGGAAAAGGTAGGTGATCATGCAGAGTTATTAGAGTCTTTTATGAATGATTCTGTTATTAGCTCTTTCTTTAATGGCCCTTTATCTATTGCCTTAAGTAAATCATTGTTTACATTAAGATTTAATAAAGCTGTATCTGACTTTTTAATTGTTAAAGATGAGCAAATTACAAGAGATTTAATTCCAATGATGTTTCCTGGTGGTAACAAAGAACAATTTGCAACTACTTTTAGAAACGATTTAGTTTCGTTTTTATTTCAAAATGAATTAAGAAAATATAAATTAGGAGATTACTATAATTCTTTTGAAACTAAAACATCTTTTCGTACAAAACCTATAGATAATTTTTCTAGAGGTGCGTTTGTTAAGGATGGTATTTTATATGTAGATGAGAAAACATTGCAACAAGAATTTATAAATAGAGATTGGGAAGAAGGTTCAGACTCAGATACTAGTTATGAATCAAGAGATATGTTTGCTTTGAACCCTGGTACATTTATGCGCAATGGTGGTAAAAATTATAATGAGTATTTAAAGTTTGTACTTGAGAGGGAAACTTTAAGAGATGTATTACCTATACAAACATTATCAAAAACTACAGAGTTTGCAACAGAATTATCTAGAACTCAAGAAATGAAACCTGATTTGAGCAGTGCAAAACAATCAAGGTATACTTACGAAAAAATGATATCACATAGAGCGCTTACTAATACTATGAATATATATCATATGTTTATAGATCCTAATTATGCTTTTGGTATTAGGTATGCAGATTTATTAGATGAGTTTCCAAACCTTAAGTCAAACTATGAGGTTCTTCAAAAGCTACAGCTAGATTCTAATTCAAATCAAACAGTATTTAATTTATATATTCCTGAAAAGGATTATACTAATGATTTGTCAAATTTATACACAAAAAATTTATTAGATCTTGCTAATCCTTCAGTAGTTAAATCTATAGATCAAGAAGAAAATTACAGAATTAGTAGGTTTTTTACAGATCTCAAGCTTTTTGCTTTTATGCAATCAGGATTAAATAAAGAAAAAGTAAGCATTACTAATGTTGTAGATTATACTCCGTTTATACAATTGCTTGAGTTAGGTGAAAAGGACCTTTTAAACACTTTGAATACAGCTGGTAATAAGTTTTTAGATAACTTTTTTACTTTATTTCAAAATCAAAATAGTAAGTATAACCCAAATAAAAAGTTGTTTAAAGATTACTTAGCTAATATAGATTATGAAAATCCTGCTAGAATAAAAGATGTTCTTAATCCTACACAGGAAAGAAATTTAGAAGAGACGGTTCAAGAAGATATTGAAGAAGATATTAATGAAGATATAGTACCATCTAATAGACTAGGATTATCTATAACAGCTAGATCTAATATATTTACTTATAATGATAATGGCGCTCAAACAGGTTATTATGAAAACTTGGTTAATGCTAATCAAGATGTAGTCTTTATTCATAATAGTACTATTAAAGAGCTACAAGAGGATTATACTATAAACTTTGGTGGTCAAAGTAGATTTGTGGCATTAGCTGATGACATGTCAATAGATATACCTACAGGTCAAGATGCTCAAAATGATGGCATGGCTAATACACCCTATACATATGAAAGTATCAAAGAGCTCTATGAACGTAGAATAAATGAGATTAAAAAAGTAAACGAATCACAAGTAGTAATAGCTTTTCCAGAAAGCGGTTTTGGTAAAAATTTACCTCAAGAATTATTCGTATATTTAAGTAAAAGGCTGTTTGAAGAATTTGGTTATTTAAATCCTGGATCTACACAATATGATATTGTTGAAGAACTTGTTGCTCAAACTCAAGGTATAAGTGATAAAGAAGTACTTGCTATGTTAGAGCTACAAGAAGATCCGTTTAAATGTTAAGATATGTTATGTGAAGTAAAGAATAATGCAATTAACTTTTTAGAAAAACAAGGTGCTACTAATGCTGTTAATGGTATTGTAGATAGAACTAAGTTTGATCAGTTAAATGAAAAGTTAACTGCTTTAGCAGCAAGTAAGTATGGTCTTAAAACACAAGGGCAAATGCTTTTTGATGTCAATATTTCTGAGCAAATAGATGTTATTGAATCTAAATATTGGCGTGACAACCAGGTTAAAATATATAAGGCCATTCCTAATGATTCTTTATTTACAGAACTAGATGAGCTTTATAAACGTAAAGAAGTTATAGAAGCTTCTCCAGATGTAAATGAACCTAACTTACAAGAGTTTACTTTTCAAAGTCCTTTTGAAACTATTCAGGGGGTCCCTTTAATTGACTTAAATTTAAATCAATTAGGAGATACAAGATCTAAAGAAATAGCTAAGGTTCTTTCAGAAAAGCTTGCTTTAAGTATGAGTATGAATTATGAAAATGTTACACCTCAAGAAGCAGCTAAACTACTAGAAAATACATCTGTTCCATATAATGGAGAACCAAGTTTTTACTTTGCAGGAACTATATATACCGTAGGTGATAATATTAGTATTAATTCAGTGCTTCATGAGTTTGCGCATCCACTATTAGGAGCTATACGCAGAGATAATAAAAAGCTATTTAGTAATCTATACAATCAAGCAATGGCTACTGAGGAAGGTCAAGGTATAAAACAACATGTTTTAAGCTTATATCCTGAATTAGATGTTGACTCTGATTTATTTAAAGAAGAGGTTCTAGCATACGCTTTACAATTGAAATCATTTAATCAAGTTTTAGATCAGGTTGAAACTATAGGGTTTCAAGAGTTTATTAAAAAGCTGCTAGCGGCAATTAAAAAAATGTTACGTGGTGTATTTGGTAGTAAAATTAAGGTAAGCAAGCTTAATCAAGATACTACATTGAATGAGCTAGCAAAAATGATGCTTGAAAAAGATTTTGATCTAGGTACACCTGATATAACTGAGCAAGATTTAGTTATGTATGCTAGAATGGTTAACGAAAGAGCTCAGGATTTAGCTAACCATACTAACGTAGAATCTCTTCAGCAAATTATAGAAACAGCTTTGAATACAAGCATTCAGGTTTTAAATAACGCTAGAAATTTTAAGAGTGATAAGCGTACTAAAAAAATGCTTAAGGAAGCTTTATTTCAAAAAGGTACAACAAAACTATTACCAGGAATAAGACAGAGTCTTTCTGATTATGTAAACTTTGATGAGTTTGCAAAAGATACTGAAGATGAAAAAATTCAAAAGGTTCTTGATGGAGAAGAGCGTAGAGCAATTAATATAAAAAACAAGACCCAGTCTTTAATTAATAGCTTTGATACTATTAATACAATGAGTAAAAATATGTTGCAAGATTTAGCTAAGATACAAGCAGATCCTAGTTTAAATAATAGACATACAGTTGCACTAATGTTTCTTTATAAGAATACAGCAAGAGCTTGGTTAGAAATGTTAAAAGATATTGACACTACTTTAATGGAAAATGGTCAATACACAGATAGTAGTAATCTATTTTATCAGACATTAAATGAGATAACTAATAATATTACTAGAATTAATACATCAGTTGCTAAAATTTTACTTGATAATAATGTACAGTGGTTTGTGGAAATCACAGGTTACATGAATGAATTTGTTAATGATAGATTTAAATCTAATCTTAACGTTGCTTTTCAAAAGGCTTTTAAAAATCCTCAAGAGCTTGAAAATGCAATAAAAGATACATATGATAAAGTAGTTGATCAAAGTTTTAGTCAAGAAGATGTAGATGCTTTAGTAAAAAAAGGAGTACCTAAAAATATATTAGAATCTTTTATTAAAGAATACAAAGATTATGTTGTTGATGAAGAAAGAATAAAAAATGCATTAACTGGTAATGCTCATGATGTTTCATTTTTTAATAGGTGGTTAGAAAGCTATAGTTCTTCTAATGATGTTATAGTAGGTCCTTTATCTATGTATATTCAAAACCAAAGAACAGAGGTTGAGAATGAAGTTTGGAGAAAGTCTATGGTTTTTAGAAAAAAGTTAGCAGATCTATTACCTAAAGTAAATTTCTCTAAAATGAATGTTTTTCAAATGAGAGAAATGCTTGGTGAAAAAGATACTGTAATGTTTTTTGACCAGGAATCAGGTAAACCTATTGCTAAGGAAATTTATGTTTTTCTAAATAAGTTTGGTAATGGTTGGAGATATGAACAAGATATTTTAGAATTTGCAGTAGAAGAAGCAAGACAAGAAGGGGATCTTCAAAAATTAGCTGATGCTAGACAAAAATTACAACAGTTCAATAATGATTATATGTGGCAAGAATATGTGCCAGAGTATTATGAACAACAATCAAGATTTCAAGATTCAGATATTGGTAAGTTAGCTTATACTATTCGTCAAGAAAAACTTCAGATATTTAATAACCTACAAAATCAATTTGATAACGAGCTAGACAGACTTGAAAATTATCCAGCTATACAAGCTGCTTGGAGAGATTATCAGCAGCTATCTTCACTGCAATATGAGGATGGTACTGACAAAGTAGATGATCCTGAAAAAGGTATTTATGATAAAAGTATTGCTGAGTTCTTACAAGAAAATAAAAAGGGTACTCAATTTCGTGAAATGATTCCTGTACCTGGTTCTCTTCAATTATCATATAATGAATTTTTAAATCAATTAGAAGGTGAAGGTATAGAAAGAGGAAGTGGTGATTTTGTACGCAAAATAGAACAGTGGAAAAGACAGAATTTAAAAATTAAATATACTGATGAATACTGGAAATCAAGAAATGCTCTTTTTGATGAAATAAGTGGTATTCAAGCTAAAATTAAAAATAAAACATTTGATGTTGGAGAAGCTTATAAACAGATTTCAAATTTAATGTTTGCTTATAAAGATGAATTTAATCAACCTATCTCAACAGAAATGGGTAATGAAAGGTTAAGAAGAATTAAAGAGCTTCAACAAGATATATTAGATTATCAGCAAGAATCAGAATCTAGAACTGGTTTAACATCACAGCAATTAGAAGAGTTAAGAAATTTAACTGCTATGAATAATCGTGGTGAAATTTCTCCAGGTTCAGCTGAAGCAGATAGATTTATCTATTTATCAGATCTACAAGAAGATATAGGTTTATCTTCAGAAGATCAGGTTAGGTTAAGGGAATTATTCAAAGAGCTTGGCAGTATGACTGATACTTTACCTACAGAGTATTATTTAGATGCTTTAAATTTTTCTTTATCAAAACAAAATATTAAAGAAATTAGTGAATCTGAAGTAGAATCTTTTATTAATTCAGATGAGTTTCAAGAAATCTTAGATAATGATAAAGCATTTAAAGATTGGTTTGAATTAAATCATATAGAAAAAACTTTTTATAATACAAAAACTAAGTCACTAGATATAAAATATCTACCTACAAGTGCAAACGTTGTAAAAATACCTTCTAACCCAGATCATATAGAAACTACAACTATTATTGATACTAATACAAATGAAGAGGTTGTATTATTAGGTGTACCTGCACCAAGACATTCTAGATTTGAGGTTAAAAATGAATATAGAACTATTCCTTTTGGTGAGAATAGAGAAGATTACGTAGGTAAGTATGTAGATAATAAAGGAAATTGGCTACCAAGAGAGCATGGTCAAGATCAAGAGTATAGTGCAAAAGATGATAGATTCATAAGTCAAAGGTTTAAGCAACTTAGTGCTAATAAAAACTCTGCTGAATATCAACTTTTAAAAGCTATGACTGAATATCATTTAGACATGCAGAAAGGTATGAGTAACTATGGTAAGTTGTATATGGATATGCCTAGATATGCAACAAAGACTAATGATATTTATCAAAAACTTCAACGTGGTAAATACGGTGAAAGATTTAGAGATTTAAAGGCTGGTCTTAAAAACTTTTTTAGTCAAGAGTTTGGTAAGTCTAAAGTAGATTTTGAAAATGATCAAAATTATGATGCTAAAAATAACTTAGTAAATACGGATTTAAATGGTGAACAAGTAAGTTACATACCTATTACAGGTATTTATAATCTTGATTTGGACATTACTGATGCAGATGTGATATCAACTATGTTTAGATATGCTTTATCTATTCAGACACAAGGTAAATTATTAGAAAGTTTACCATTAGTAGAGAGTTTGCTTGATACATTAGAAGATCCTGAGAATCAATTAAAAGAACTAGATACGTTTTCTAAGAATCAAATAGGACTAAAGGGTAAGTTAAAACAAGTTCTTAAAAAAGGAGCTACAAATAATAGAGCTGGTCAGGTTAGATCTTTATTGGAAAGAGAATATTATGGTAAACAAGTAGCAGGTCTTGAAGAAAATCATCCTATGATGGGTAAAATATTACAAAAAATTCAAGGTTTTTCTAGTTGGGGATCTTTGGCGTTGAATATACCAGCAGATTTAAAGAACCAGATATCAGGTTATGTACAAACTATTATAGAATCAACAGGTGGAGATTTTATTACATCAAAAGATTTAGCTTTATCTACTCCGTGGTCTACTAAAGCTATGTTAGAGTGGACTAGAAAGGGTATTTATAGTATTGGTCCAGGGGCAATAAGCACACAATTAATTCAAATATTTGATCCTGTATTTAAAACTACAGATGAATTTGGTAGAGAAGTTATGCGATCTATGGTAAAAGATCTTACAAATATGGAGTGGGTGTTTATGCATAGAAAATTTGGTGAAATGGATGTGGCTGTTAAATTATTTGGAAGCTTTTTACACGGTCAAAAAGTTACTCAAATTCTTAGTGATGGTACTGAAAAGTCTATAAGATATGTAGATGCATGGGAAAAAGATGCTGATGGTATTATAAAATTAAAAGAAGGTGTGCATCCAGGATGGAATAATGTACCTGTATATCATGACTATGTAGAAGGAGAATCATTAGAAGAGATTGCTAAAAAATATTATATCTCAGTTGATGAATTAAAAGCTAAGAATAGAATTAAATCTGAAATACAATTAGAAGATGGTCAAGAAATAGTAATTGCTAAATCTGAGAAATTTGCAGGGTTTAAAAATAAACTACAAGGTACATCAAGAAGATTGTTTGGTGTATATGATAGAATGGGTGCACCTGAAGGTAATAAGTATGTTATCTATAGGTTATTCTTTTTTATGAGAAAGTGGTTTACACCTATGTTTGTAAATAGGTTTGGATTTGATCCAAAAACTGCTACATTGACAGATGGTGGTTATAGATATGATTGGGCGCTAGGTAAATATACAAAAGGTTATTATATATCTGCTTTTCAAACTTTAGTCAAAGTAATAAAATCTAAAGGGGCAGATTATCAATATTTAACGGATCAAGAGAAGGGTGATTTTAGAAGGTTTGCTAGTGAGGGTCTAGCTACAATTATGCTAGCTTTAATATCGTCTATGTTATTAGGTTTTGATCCAGATGATGATGATAGATGGAAAAAATTAAAAAGAAGATCAGCCGCATATGGTCAAGGAGGTTATGATACATATGGTTTTCTTGCTAATCATGCTTTGTTACTCACACTAGGTGTGCAAGCAGAAACTACTGCTTTTATACCACTACCTAGAGTTGCTGGTCAAAATTTTGGTCTAGATGATTATACAAAAATGATTACCTCTACTTCTTCTGCTTGGTATAACACTACTACACTATATGCTCAGATATTTGGTGATGTTTTAAGTTTTATTAGTGGTAATGGTTTACCAGAGTATCAAAAAGATACTGGGCCGTATTGGTGGCAACAAAAAGGTACTCCTAAAATATATAAGAAAATGTTTAAAGCAATAGGCTTTACAGGTGGTACAGGAGATCCTGTAACAGTATTAAAAAACTTAGAAGGTAGTTCAACAAGATTTAGTTAATATGAATTGGCAATTAGACATAGCACTTCACTGGCCCCATGACAGGTTTGCATTAGGGTGGGAATATATAGGCGCTGATGAAAAAGAAAATATTACTACATTTAAAGTATATTTTTTTATAAGTACTATTGCCTTTCATGTAATAGGAGACTAGTAGTAAAAAAAAAGGGAGAACAGCCTAAGCCATTCCCCCTTCTTTCTGATAACATGCTTAATTAAGCAAAGTCAAAATCTGCATCTTCTGAAGTTATATCTCCATTATCTGCATCATTTTCTGTAAGGTTTAGATCAAATTCTAAATCCTCATCTTTTTCTACAACATCAATATCTTCATGTGACACTGAATTATCAGCTGCTTGTTCTTGAGCCATTTGCTGATCAACAGCTTCTTGGCCTTTGATTAGCTCTGCAGCTTCTGCATCTGTGACTTTATCACATACTTCAGATACTGCAGCTTCATCTTCAGCTATTCTTTCTTTAATGATCTCCTCAGTTTTCATCTCTTGCATTTCTGCATCAGCTGCTAGCTCATCATTAGTTAGTCCACCTTTATGGTCAAAACCTTCTTCAAGTCTAGT